TCAACAGGTTGATCTGGTCATGGTTGTTTTCAGCCATCCATGAGCCATAAACCTGGTAAACCATCTGGCGGATGCATGCCCCATTTGCTGAGCAATGAAGTTTGGGTTTGCGCCAGCAGCCAGTGACCAGCAAGCGTAAGTGTGCCGTGATTGGTAGGCCTTTCTATGCCTGATCCCAGCTCGTCGTAATGCAGAGTCCCAGCTTTGCCCGATTGTTCCTTCTGAATAATGATGTCCGCTCCTGCCATTTGTGGCTGTCATGCTTGGATTAAAAACAAACGTGCATTTGTGGCTTACCGTTTTACCGTATTCGCGAAGGGATACGGTGATGTCATGCGCTCTGCCAAGCCGAGTTAGTTCAGCCTGATCTCGTAGAGCGTCGATTGCTGGTTGAACAAGTTGGACAATGCGATCTGTTCCTGCTGCCGTCTTTGGCAACTTGAACTGACCATTCTTTATGAGGTTTCTGCGAACGGTGATACTTCCTGCATGAAGATCTATATCCTCCCAGCTGAGCGCGCATAGTTCGCCATGGCGAAGCCCAGTGTATATAGCTACTGACCAAAGGTTGCGAGTCTGGCGAATCTTTATCGCATCCATCATGCGCATAAACTCTTCGCGTGAAAGAGGATCAGGTAGCGACTTAGACTTTGTTAGCGGGGAAATGTTAGCGGTTGGATCAGAAGCAACATATCCATTTGCAAGTGCAAAGCGAAACATTGAGACAAGGCAGCCGATATAGCCGTTAACTGTCGATACTGACCGACCTCTCTTGGCGCTCTTATGCCCATGCCCAATAGCTTGAAATCCGGTAAGCATCTCTTTCCTGGCGACCAAGATGTCTTCTTGCCTGACTGATGATGCCAGCCTATTTACACCGATGAATGGCAGGGTATTGGCTATCTTTGACTCATACTTACCCTTTGTGCTTGTAGCTAATTCCATTTCCTTAATAGATAGCCACTTTTCAGCAAGCTGATTTAAGGTTATTTCATTCCTTTCTATCCCAAACTTCGCCAGGTTATGCGAGTTAGGGAACCTTTCTGCATAGTCAAATCGTCCCGTCTTTATGTCGTAACAAATCGACGCTCTTAGATCACCAGCTATCCTCCTGTTTTTTGCAGTATCATGAGCTCCAAGCGCCTCCCTAACTCGCTTGCCTTTATACATGAACCAAATGCGCAAGAACCCTCCGTGGTTCTCTACGCCAGTTGGATATGCAGCCATAGAATTCTCCTTTCTGTTGTCGGATGGATATTTAAGCAGATTTGCGTCTCTTGGTCGCCGGAGGCTGCCTCTCTATCCAGCGATCTACTTCTTCTCGGTTATAGAAGCATGGGCTGTTGTCGCGTGGCTGGCTGTCTGGCGCTACATGTCGATACTCCCTCCCTTCCATCCAGGAGTTTTCTCGCGCAGTTTTTATTGTGTTCTTTTTCAGGCCAGTTACAGCCATCAGCACCGATTCAGACACCCATTTGTTTGTCATCAGATTAATTACTTCGCTCATGATTATTCCTGAAATGTTATTGGATGGTGATATTGGCAGGGGTGTTATATTCGTGAGATGACTGCTCTGCGATCAACTTCACGCCTGGCTTAACGATCTGCTCGAGAATTGCTATTTTACCGGCATATTCTTCATCATCAGCTGCGCCGAGATAGATGGTTATCATGCGGCCATCAAAGATGAGTAGCGCGCTTTGTTTTGTTCTCATGCTACACCTCGTTGCCTGTCTGCTTTTATCCGGAGTTCGTAGTCTTCTGCACAGCTATCGCCCTCGCAGAAGTTACCCTTACCGATGGTTTCCCCACACCAATAACAGCGGCCGGTAAACACCATTGAAGGCTTAGGCCGGTTGGATAATGCCGCGAGGATAATCAGCTCTTCTTGCTCTTGTGCGTTGTCGATGATGTCAGCCATGTTTAACTCCTAATCCTAAAATGTTCTCGACATCATCAGCGCCACAGCCGGATGCCATGATTGCTTGCCCTTCATGCAGGAATACTCGAACAGGAGCGGGCATAACGCCGGTGCGCTCCCATAGTGCTTGATGAAGTTTCTGCTGCAATGCATCCGTGCTAACGCGCCCGTCCGTGAAATAGGCGCGGGGAATCCTGACGCTGATAGTGTCCATGTGGTTACTCCGCTTGGAGATAGGGCAACAAAAAACCCGCCGTAGCGGGGTCATGTCAGTTGGTTGGATTTACTTTTTGCCAAATGATTAATTGGAATTAATCAGGCTTAGGTGATGCATCTACCATTGCTTTGTATATACCAGGGCCGGTTGGAATCTTGTTCTTTGATCGATATCTTTTGCTTGCCAGCCTCTGTTCTGATGAAGGTTCTACTGGAACCAGTCTCCACATGCGGTCCAGCGTGTATCCGTCTTCCGTCAGCTCTACTTTCATTTTAATTCCTATTGTCACACAAGCTCAAAGTCATCATCGAACGTTGCAAAGTTTATCTCTGCAGCGCGCATCTCGAGGATAAATTTGATGCCGTCATGTAGTGAAGTGGGCCGATCATACTCCAAAATAAACACATCGTGATAGGTGCGTCCCAGCCAGTACCCGCCGCCGTACTCTTTCAATCGCTGGAAGAACACCCAGCCGCCTTCTTTGGGATACTCCAGCGTCTCGCCGCGGTAAACGACCTGATAGCCGATGTCGTTTTTCGTAGTCATAACTCACACCATAAAAATACTGTTTATGTATACAGTATAATTATGGTTGTCTGTGAGTCAATTCCCACCCTCCGGCGCTGCTGCCAGCATTGCGGCGCGGCAGGCGTTCCACACTTCGGCGAACATGACCGATCCACCGTGCGATAAGCTGCCAGCGGTGAAAAACAGAGTGATGTCTGCCAGCAGGTTTTCAATGTTCTCGGGCGTTGCTTCCGGCGGCACTGCTGGCGCTGGCGGGGAATCGTACAGCACGCGGAACTCGTAATCGTTGTCCGTCGCGTGCTCTGCGCTCATCTCTGCGTGTTGCTCTGCTGTGATGCGCTCCCAGTCATGCCAGCAGTTGTGGCCGCTGTTCCAGTAGCGCATTTCCCACGCTACGGCGCGCGCGTTGGCTGGCGCTGGCGGGGCGGTGAAGACAGCCACCGGGTTTTGAATGCGGTCGCGGCGTTCAGGCGGATAGATGAACCCCTTGCCGTTCTCTGCATACCCCACCGGCTGCGCCTCCCGGTTATTCGCCAGCTCGTCAAATGCGTCGGCATTCTGCAGCATGTCCTGCGCAATACTCACCGATTCCCACTTCGCCTCTACTGCCTTTTCGCGCCAAGTTCTGGCGCGCGCTCTCAACTGCTCAGTCGTTAGTGTCATGCATCATCCCCCTCTACGGTGAAGCCAGCTTTTCCAACATCACGAGCAGCGGCATTACGTCCATCAACCCAGCCCTTGCAGTAGTCATCGCTGGCACCGGACACATGGCAGATGAAGAACTCGTCGTAGTTCACGATCTTGATCGGCGTGGCCAGCCGTTTCTCTGCTGCTCCCAGTGCTCGCCCTAAATCTCCGTTTTTCTTCTCCAACGATTCGATTCTGTCTTGCTGCTGATTTATGTGGTCGTCTTGTGATTGATTGGCACGTTCCAGCTCGGCGATGCGCTTATCCTTCGCTTCCAGCTCTGCCAGCAGGGCGCGCAGGTCACCGGTATGTACCGGTATCAGCTCATAATCGCTATCGGAGATGGCGACTCGGTCGCGGTAAACAGCAATCTGTCGAGGCGTTAGGTGTCTCAGTTCGCTCAGCTTATTTTCCATCTGCCAGCTCCTTGATAGTGAATGTCATCGCCTGCAGTTTTTTGGCTTGCTTGTCGATCGATGCCAGCTTGGCTTTGCGGCGACCCTCGCAGTCGGCCAACGCCTCTTCCTCGGTGAGCCAGAATTCTTTTCCGTGTGCATAGTTCCAGTAACCATCGCCTTTCCACGAAGCCATGCTTCCTTCGTTTTGGGTTTCTGCCATCACTGAGAATGGTCCGGAACTCAGCGCGTATTTAGTAACGAAAATCTTTGTCAGCTTGCTCATAATGCTTTCTCCTGGGCCTATGGACAGCAACGGTCACTGCCATAGCAGTAAAATCCGCCGTCTTTCTGATTTGACTCGCCACGTTTTCCGCATCCGGGGCATCTTGCCGTTTCTGGCTCGTGGGCCTCGGCCCGCCGTGCAGCGATTGCTTTCCGTGAAAGGTGGAATGACTCGAAAACCTCCCAGCTATTCGTCTGAGTGACGAACCACATTCCTGTGTGGCGCTCTTTGGCCTGAAACTGAGAATTGCTGCGCCAATGAGGCATGCCCATGATTCTCCGAGCCGCTCTGTTGCTCTTACGCTTAGCCATGCTGGGGCTCCTTCTTGCGGTACTGCCGAATCAAGTTGGGATATTCGCCGATAACCCTAGTATCCAGAGCGCCAGTCGCATGAAGCCGCTCGCAACGATATTCAGGCCGATTGATGTAGAGGCTGAGAGGTCGAAACCAATCGTCCGGCATGGCCTTCAGCGCGTTATTGTCTGCCTCGGTCAACTTACCCACGTTCCACCTCCCTAGCGCTGCCAATAGGCCATGTAGCGAACTCGCCCGGCGGCAACTCTTCAGTCACATCCCGCTCAGCCCACGCCAGAAACTTCTCACGGCTTACTGACGGGTAATGTCGGCCGAACGAAACTGATGGGCTGTCGTATTGCACGGTGGTAGCGCCGATATGCAGGATTGTTCTGTCGTTAACCAAACCCATCGCGTTGCGTGGGCGCTTTCCGCGATAGGTTCTACCGCTCTGAAGCTTCAGTTCATTTGCTGGCATCACTGGGCGCTCTTTCATTTGGCCTCCGGGTAGCAGACGTCATCGAAGTAGTTCTCAGCCGCGCGCATGTTGAAATGGTCGAGGTTCATTTCTTTAACCTGCAATTTCACGCTAACAATGCCAGTGCATCGGTTTACGTAATCACGGTTTTCCTGGTCTTCGTCCATCCATTCCTGAAGCTCTTTCGTCCTGAGCTGTAAACAGCGCATGGCGCAATCCATATCGCAAAGTGCTCAGCTTCCGTGATGCAAGTAACGACGTAATACGTGGTCACCTTTGGGCCATCTTCCCGACGCTTCTGCTCTCTTTCGATATCGTTTTTCAGGTCTACCAACTGGTGGTCGTTAAGCTTTTCGATGTCGCGCTCTTTCATTTGGCCTCCCGCAGCGTGCTGGCGAAGTGACGCGCAAGGCCAACTTCGTTCTGATAGCAGTGCTGTCCGTCGATCGGTGAATCAAGGAATTCGGCAAACTTCTCCACTCCCTGCGCCTTAATTTCTGCAAGTGCTGCGTCAGTGGCTGGGGTTTCTGGTATCTGCATGATGAATTTCCGCACTGTCTGATATTCATCGTTTCGATAGCTTCCAAAGGCGTAAATGAACGGCTTGTTGAGGTTGTGACCATTTTTGTTGATGTAGTCTTTGCAACCTTGCTCTGTAAAACAGCCGGTCACAAACACATCAATCTCTTTCATGGCGTATCTATCCCAGCCATCCCTAACTTCATATTTGGCCTGATAGATGGCTCCAAGCGCCGATACTGTGTCTCTGTGGCTTCGATATAATCGCCACTCTGGTTTTCAACCCAGCAAATACGGTCGCAGTCGTGGTCTTCAGAGGCGACAATTTCTCGCTTGGTCATGACTGCAAAAAATGGCTGGTCAGTTATGCGGTTATCTTGGGTGCGGATTAGCTCACCGATAGCACTCAGTTCAGAGCGCTCGCGCTTCAGCGCCGCATTCTCCACAGCCAGCGCATCGATGGTTTGATTGGCTGCATGGGCTCGCTGAATGGCTTCTTGCTCACTGGTAAGTGAATTTATCAGGCGAACCTCCAGCGCATCGCGCTCAGCTTCAGTGCTTCATAGGTCAATACTTCGGTCATAGGTCATCCTTAGCCCGCACCACAGCATCAACTGGCAGGCATTCGTAAGAAGAGGGGAGTTTTTGCGCGGCGATGTCAGCAGTACAGTTCTGGTAATCCGGATAGATGTAGCCAGCAGATTGATAGCTGCAGATGTCCGCGCCAGTGCAGATGAGAAGAAATAGTCCGAACATGAGTTGTCTCAGTTTTTGGTTAGCCAGCCATTGCGCCGGAGGTTTTCGAGCAAGCGCCTATCTCCGATTGACTCAACTGAGCGACCGGTTATTTCGGCTATCTGCTGGTTTGAATGGGTAAAAAAAGAGCCAACTCTTGTTGGCTCCATTTGTCGCATGGCTTGATTAGATGCCGCCATTTTCGAAGCGGCTGCTTCTTGTTTCGGTAGTGAAGTGAAGTGCCACCGATGCGCCTTAGCTTCAACCGTCGAGCCTCTCTAATGACTGCAGACTCGCTTCGTTCAAGCTTCCTTGCGATGATTTCGACTTCCGTGTCTTTGGTAGCTTGCCGGAGATATTTTCTTTCGTAGTCCTGCCAGCGCTCAGCCATAAATCACCTCGTCACTTGATGATTAATGATGGTTTGCCAAGCTTTATCTGAGCTCCAGGAACGGCGATCCCTGCATCCAGTTGGTGCTTGATGGCCAGCTTATCCGGCTTAACGACTGTCTCGTACTCAACGAATTCAATCGGCAGGATAGACGCGTCAGTAATATCAACCTGACGGGATGGGACACGAACAGTTACCTGGTGCAAGCCTGCTCGGATTGACTTCTTCCCAGCGGTTTCAAGCGATCTGGCTATGTACTCCTTGATGCTTGAGATCTTGTTTTCGACTACCGATGCTCTTTCCTGTAGTGACTTTGATTCATTCCTCAAAGCCTCAGCATAGAGCTGCTCGTTTTTGCAGATGGCAAGCAACTGCTCGACCTTATCAACCAGCTCGCCATCAATTCCTTCGATAGTGTCGGCGATCATGTCTGGCTCTAAACCAGAATCCATGAGCTTCGCGTAATCGTTGGCTATGTCGTATAGCTTGCTCATGACATTGCCCCTTCAAGCTGCGCCTTGCGTTCTGAATAGATGGCCTGAACATTCTGCTGAAGCTTCATGCCGCGAGTTAACTTGAACGCATCAGCGAACAGTGGCTTAAGTTCATCCATGCTTTCTGACGCTTCCATCTTCTGACAGATTCCTTCTACCAGCTCGTAAACCTCCTGCTTACGTGCATTCTCACCTTCGATAACTTCGCTTTCAGGCGTGTGTGGCATTACCGGCTCTTGGTGCATTCCTTCCTCTTCATTGAGGACGTGGATCGCATTATCCAAGCGCTCGGCGCGCGGCCAGTATTTGCTTGCCCGCTTGACGATTGTCTTACGCGCCATTTCCGCCCAGAACGTCTTCCACGGGCCATTCTTTGCCTTACTGGTAGCTTCGGTAGCCTTTATCTCTGCGAGGCTCATTTCCTCTGTGAGATAATCTCCGTCGGGAGTCTTAACCGTGCAGTAGCCGCCGACCACTTCACCGCGATCGCCGAAAGCGTTGTACTTATGAGTGGGTGTGCTATCCAGCCCATTCGATTCGTAGGTGTCTTTCGAGTAAACAAGCTTGCACTGACCCCACTTAATCGACCCGGTTGCCTGAGCGAGATGAAGAAGCCCCATATAGCTGATGTCGAGGCATACCATCCCATCGCGCGGAACTAGGTAGGCCAGCTTGCTGGCTGGGTTCAGTGTGATGCCAATTGCCGCTACGTTGATAATCGCATTCTGCGCGCTTGCCGGATTCCCGATCGCAGTTTTCGTCAGGAAATCATTCTTCTGAAAAAGCTGCATCGCGAACTGGCTTTCCTTAGCCCATGCAACTGATTGGTCAGTCAGCGCGCCGCTAAACAACGGCTCCTGTTGTTTCACGAATTCAATGATGCTGAAGCTCATCACGCTACCTCGTCGTATCTGTTAGTAATAGCCATGTAAGTTTGATGATCTCTTGCTGATTCAATTTCCTTACTGCGGCGGCGAAGGGCAAACCAATACGCTGTATCCGTCTGGTATTGGTGTAGGCATTCGGAAAACTCGTCAGAATCCATGAATGAGCGTTGTTCCTCATCAGATGCCAAACGCAATTCCGTCCATGCCTTTCTAAATGCTGAATCCTTGATGGCGTAGAGATATTCATTAGCAAAGGCATCGATGATTGAGCGTTCTTCTTCTGGAAGCGCATCAAGCGCTTTTTCCAAGTCATTCATGGCATCAATCTCCGATAGTGGAAAAGATGGTTAGAAATCTGAAACAGGTCTTTATCGCCGAGTCTTACTGACTCAATGGCAAGCAGGCTGATAACATGCTGCAGCTTTGTCATGCGAATGCCTCCCGATTTGGCTTAGCGCCAGCGATTAGATATTGATGGATGCGGTCGAGCAGTGTTTTTGCGACGCCAATAGCGCCGCCGATAGCTTTTGCCATTGGCGTTTTCCTGTTGATTGATAGGTATTCATTGCTGAACCAACTCGTAAATTGGCTTAGCGATGGGTAAAAAAATGGCCGCGCAATGGCGGCCTAAGTGATGATAAGAGGGGTTATGTCTTCGTACAGATACATCATCAAGCTCACTATGTAATGAGCTTTGTGATGGTCAGCGACCTAATGCTTTATCTATTGCTTGGCGTGCCATATCCATGTCAGTGCTGTTATATGTGTAAGCCCAATCCTCGATATTTGGCTTATCCGCATCAGCTAGTGTTGCGTAATATTCAATTCGAGATACCATAGACATCAGCGCCTCAAGAATCTCTGGCGCTGCTGCAACTAAATTAGAGTTGGCTACATACTCCAGAGTGGCTCTACCTGGAAGCGCCACACCTCTAACCATGACGGTTTCTTTCCTTCCTAATCCATTCTTGCTTCCATGAACGATTGTTCCATACCTATCAATTTCCCAAGGTCCCGGCGTTCCTTTAAATCCACTCATTACGTTCTCTCCATCAAACCAATAACCACGCCACACCAGAAGAGGGCGCATGAAACCAACATCCAAAACCAAACCTTTCCTCTGAAGCTCATGCTGACCTCGACTTTTAGGCGTAAAAAAAAGCCGCTAGGCGGCTGTGTTTAAAGGGCACTTAGTTGAATCTAGCGAACTCACCGTAATGAACCTCTGCCCATTTGCAGTACGCATCTTTGGCCTCATCAAGACTCCTAAATGACCCAATGTGTTTTCTAACTCCTTTTATGTATCCTTGAGCAACAAACTTCCTTTCTCTTTTGTTCCACCAAACACCTTTTGCTCCACTGGTGTTATTTCTCTGCAATCCCTTGTTTCTTTGGTTGTCAGATGCTGAAGCTATTCTCAAATTCGATATTCTATTGTCACCTTTTATTGTATTTATGTGATCAATGATGCCATCAGGAAGGATTCCGTAATGAAGAAACCAAGCTAAAACATGTCCTTTTGCGTAATTGCCGTTTAAGGTGACACGAATGTACCCTTCATTATCTATACATCCTGCTTGGCTCCCTTTCTTTGCTCCACCTTTGGAAACTAGCCAAGTAAAACACCCCGTGTTGCAATCATATGAAATTGTGCTTTTGGCTAATTCAAAATTAAATTCCCTAAGCTTTCGCGGTGACTTTTTTCCCATTGCTAGACCCTTTTACGAAGAACAATGCAGTATCTGGCAAGCAGCATGAGCCGCTATAAACAGGCTTCTGTGCTGGTAACTCGACCCGGGTTAACTTCGCCCAGGCTTTGCTTAACTTCTTCGCTGTATCCGCATCTTCGCGGCGCTTTGCCATCACTTCACCACGCTGGCGATAGCGACGCGTCTTGCTGTTTTCTTTCGCTGGCTTAACGATGATTGTTGTCATAACTACCTCCAGTAAGTGGCTTTGGTGGTGTGGTGGCCGGCGCTGATCTCCGGCATGTATGGTTTGCTGTTACCTGTGCCGTAGCGTTAGGCCCATACTTACATTACGGTTTCGCATCAGCCTGCGCATTCACCACACCCCAAAGCCACTTCGCTTTGGTCTCCTACACTGGCAGGAGAAATTCCCATGATTGTTAAAGAGCGGTGCCAATCTTCCGTTTGGCTGGTCAGCGTCCTGCTGTGATTAAGATAATGTACCAATAGTTCATTGATGTAAAGTACCAAAAGTACATTTTATGGTTGTGGATGGTTTGTAAGCACATAACGCAATGAATTTAGAGTTAATTTAGTTTTCACTAAATTGTCTTGAGGATTGGTGGGGGGTAAAAAAACCCGGCCGGAGCCGGGTTAGAAAGGGTTACTTTTTACACCTGACTAAAAATGACCAGCATTTATAGCCATACTTATGAGCGTCTAAGACCTTCCTTTCGGAGTCAGGCGTGCCTGCTTTTGCTCGAGTTCTGCGGAAGCGGCAGTGTCTCCATGTAAAGCCAGGAGGGGCTGATTTTGTGGCAATAGTTCGCAAAGTCATTGACTTCACCATTTCCTATGGGTGAAGCACGCCCCACAAGATTCTTGCGATAAATGCGAGGATCCACTATTGTAACAGTGTTTCGAGCACTGAAACGGTCGTGGGTGCCTTTATCCTCGATCGGAGGGACTCCCCCTGCCAGGGGAGTTACCTCAAATTCTTTAGTTCTTCACCGCGAACGACTTCACTATAGTGGCAATCCTTTCAGCCTCATCGATGCTCAAATCTGTTGGTAGATTATCAATAGTGAGAATTAGATCGCTGCGCAAAGGAATTGGTAAAGCGAAAGTTTTCAGCTCATCGTCTTGCTTGTCTTTAACTGATGATTTTCTAGCCACTGACGCTTTCCTTTTCTTGGTTGTTGAGCCCAGATTTTGATGGAGTTCTTCGTGAGTAATCTTTAAAAAGTTCGCAGAAGCATTCCTTAGCATTTCCGATCCAGATTCCTTCCCTGTAGCTGTCAGTGGCTCTCCAGTTACATGCTCTACAAAAAGCCTAACAGCACTAGCTAACCTGCTTCTATATGCTTGTAATGTGTTTTCTGACGGATAAGATTCTGAATTTCTTATGTAACCCTCTAGATAGCGATCAGGAGCATAAGTACGAACGTCTTCATCTTCAGGAAGATCGGCTGAAGAAATCAGCAAAAGAGATGAGTTCTTAAGGTTTCGAGCCGTCGCTTCAGGAATGATGTTTAAATCCGGAAGGGACTCTAAGAATTGAACGAAAGCTTTAATGGATAGTTCGTTCGCCATGGCGACCTCCTGTTTACTAATACAGTAAGTTTATGATCGATACTGGCGATCAATCAAGCTTTTTTGATTCGAGATTTCGATCTTATTTTATGAATGGATGTTTGCTTTCAAGATCTGATTTGTATGATGATTCAGATCTTGAATTTGATGGTGCCCAGCCATTTAGTCTCAGGTGGCGTAAGTTTGATCAACAAAAAAGGCCGCCTTGAGGCGACCTTAATCATTAACGTTACGATCTCACCCATGCCTTCGGATAGCGTGGCTGTAGATAACCTTGCCAACTACCTTCAGGTATTGTTCGTTTTCTTCGGTGATCTTCCAGTCCGAATACTTTGGATTGTCAGATCTTACAAGAAGGCTATCGCCGGTAAGCTGTAGTCGCTTAACAAGCAATTTACCCTTGTAGAAGAAAACATAAATCCCATCATTGACGAAGTAGTCCTTTGACACATCAACAAAGATGTAATCACCAAGCTCTATCGTTCCGGCCATGCTATCGCCGGTAACCGTTATCACTTTGATAGAAGAGGGCTGGCGATGACCAAAGACCTCCAATGCCTCCTGGCTATCATATACGATGTGATTAACAGTCTCTGCAACTTCGCTTGATACTACAGCCCCTGGTCCTGCACTGGCTTGTATGTCTAGAACATCAACTCGGTAGAGATTGCTACTTTTCCTTGGCGCTTCTGTGACGCCATCTTCATCAGATTCACCTATGAGATACATCACAGATGTCCCGATGTAATCAGCTAATTCAGCCATTTTCCCCCGGCGAGGTATTGCTTCAGCGTTAAACCATTTGCTTACAGCTTTGGGCGTAAGTCTAAGCGCCCTAGCTATTTCAACTTGGCGGCCATGTAACTCCATTCCCGCTCTATCACATGCTCGAGCTAAGCGGCGGGAAAATTCTTTTCGCTCTTTTTCTTCCTGAACCATAGGTTCAATAATATTGCTAGTTGACTGTACTATCAGTTCCTGCATAAAATGTACTTTGAGTTCACTAAAGGAGTTCTATATGCAAACGACAGCGCTTGAGGATGTTCTCAAAACGGTCAAGGTTGCTGTTGTTGCCCGTGTTTGTGGATTGACCCCGAAGGCCGTTTACAAGTGGATTGAGCGAGGTTCTTTACCAAGAACCGAATTCACCGGCGAAACCGACTACGCGGCACTAATCGCCCATGCATCTGGCGGAAAGTACACGGCAACAGAAATTCGAAGCACCGGCAAGAAGCAAGCAGCATAAGCATCACCGCTCTTTAACATCCCTGACCGGCTCCGCCAGTGTGGAGCATTTGAAGACTAAGCCGAGCTTAGTCGCGATTAATCATTTATCAACAAAGGAAGTATTACGTATGGACACTGCAAAAACACGCAATGACGCCCGTCGCATTGAAAGCTCATTGCTCAACAAGATAGCGCTGAAAGGCGTCACAAGTATTGCAGCTGCAGTAGGTGTTAACCCATCTCAAATCACACGCTGGAAAGAGTCTCTTATCCCTCGCATGGCGATGTTATTGGCCGTTCTGGAATGGGGAATGGAAGACGAAGAAATGGCGGAGTTGGCTAAGCGCCTGGCTGGATATCTGTCACCAAAAGAAAACGCCCCGGAAGTTGCAGCTTTCGAGGCGTGATAGTGATGTTTGAAGCAACCCACTGGAGGAAATTATGGCAAAAAATCGCCGAATTTACAAGACAGAAGAGGAACGACGGCATCCTGATTCACCGGAAGGAATCGTTGTTGCAGCCGCCAATAACCGGAGCTTTGCTGCTCGGTTCATTGGTGAATATCGGATTGCACTGGCAGGGGTGAAGAAGAATGGGCGTCGTTAGAAAATTATCCGACTACAGGCAGCAGGAGCGCCACGTAGAGACACCGGAGGCAGCCGGTAAGGGGTTTGCCTTGATTCATCGTCAATTCATGGATAGCAAGCTGTACAAGGACTCTCAGGCAGTACACCTGTGGCTTCACCTGATATTGAAAGCAAACTACTCTCCAGCAGTTGTGAAAACCGACGTCGGGGAAATGATGGTTGGAAGAGGGCAGCTGATCACTGGTCGTCCAACTCTGGTGACTGAGACGTTCATTCCTGACAACAAAGTTAAGAGCTTGCTCCGCAGTTTCGAGTCAAAAGGGATGTTAAAAATCGAGGCAATGGGCAGGAAATTTAGCCTGATTACCATCCTAAAATACGACGATTTTCAGGCTCAAAATTGTCCAACGGATGTCCAACGATTGTCCAACGCAAACACCAGTGAAAATGCGGCTCTCAGAGATGATTGTCCAACGGATGTCCAACGATTGTCCATAAACAACAATATAAATAATAACTCATTAGGTAAACCTAATGAGAGTGCATCAGCCAGCGAAAAATCAGAAAAGCAAAAACCTGCAATCTCATGTCAAGACGTCATCGACGCCTACCACGAAATCCTGCCAGAAGCGAAATCGGTCAGAGCACTAACCGAGAAACGTCGCAGTTCGATTAAAACCTTCTGGCGAAAAGCTGGGGTGGTTACTCGTCAGCTGGATGGCCATGGATTCACGATGGACGACTGGCGGAAATACCTGGCTACGTTCGCGACAACTGCCGATGGATGTTCGAAGAGCGTGAGAACCAGCAGCGCGGGACTGTTTGGCACAAGAAGGGATTTGACTTCCTGCTGAACGACAATGTTTATCTCAAAGTTCGTGAGGGCGATCATGACGACCGCTGATTACCGGCTGCCACCGAGCAGCATCGAGTCAGAGCAATCAGTGCTTGGCTCAATCCTACTAGACGCGCAGAGCGACCGAGTTCAGCGCGTTTTTTCTTTCCTGGCGCCTGAAATGTTTTACAGCCCGGCTCACTCGGTGATTTACCGCACCGCTCGCGAGATGAACTCCAAGAGCAGCGTTATCGACCTGATCACCGTTGCTGAGCGCATGGAGTCTACTGGAGAGATTGACCGAGTTGGCGGATTCGCCTATCTGGCCGAACTGTCCAAGAACACGCCAAGCGCCGCGAACATTCTGGCATACGCCAATCGCGTGAAGGATTGCGCTATGGAGCGTTTCGCTATCGAGCAGGCCAACAAGATGCTCGAGGTGTTCTATCAGCCATCTGCGATGACCACTGCCGAGAAGCTGGAGCATATGCAAGCGCTGGCGATGCACACTGCTGACAAATCTCGATCTGGTTCTGTTCGTGGTGCGGTTCCATTCGCTGAGGCTTTCGAATCCTGGGTGAACATTGTCGAAAAGCGCCTGAGCAGTGACCCGTCAGCAGTTGGAATCTCAACTGGCATTCCATCGCTGGATAAATTGCTGGCTCCGAAAGGCCTGGTTAATGGTTCGCTGTTCGTTGTCGGCGCACGGCCAAAGATGGGCAAGACCACGCTCTACATGAAAATGGCCTTGCATTGCGCGCTGGAAGAGAACAAACCGGCGATCGCCTTTAGCCTTGAAATGCCACAGGAGCAGCTCGTCGAGCGTTCGCTTTCCCAGGCATCTGGAGTGAGCTCGTCAAACTTCTACCTCGACGGATATGACGACACCCGATTCGCAATGGCGTCAGCAAAGGGGCTGCAAATCGCTCAGAGCGGCAATCTCTACATCGATGACACCCCAGGTCTATCTCTGGCTCATATCGTCGCAGAGAGCCGCAGGATTAAGCGTGAGCGCGGTAGCTTAGGGATGGTTCTAGTTGACTACCTGACGCTGATGAAAGCCGAGAAGGCAGAGCGTAACGATCTGCCTACGGCTTGATCACCAAAGGCTAAAGAACCTCGCCAAAGAGCTGAACTGCGTCGTCGTTCTGCTTACCCAGCTTAACCGTGACCTGGAGAAACGAACCAACAAGCGGCCGCTCCCAAGTGACTCCCGCGATACAGGGCAAATCGAGCAGGACTGCGATTACTGGCTGGGGATTTATCGAGAAGGTGCTTATGACGAGAACGCCAATCAGCAAGATACCGAATTGCTTTTGCGCCTCAACCGTCATGGGCAAAGCGGCGTTGTATTTGTGGAGCAACGTCACGGCGCGATTTATGATTGCGATCAGCTTCAGGCAAAATTGCGCGCATCTGAAACTGCATCCAGACCATCAAAAAAGAATGGCGGTTTCTGACCTGCCAAGTAAAGGAGTTGAAAATGGTAATTAGCAAATTGAAAGTTGGGGATACAGTATGGTCTATCACTCGCCACAAATTGGGAAGCACGAATATTCCCACGGTGTCCGTTCACCCCGTCCATATCGTCGAGGTCAATGAGACCAGCGTTGTTGCAAGCTGGAATCACAACAAACCGAAACATTTTGCTTGAATGCCATTAAGGGATGGAAAAAAGAGAAGCCAGTTCTGATCAAGGGAATTTTTGGTGGTCAGCGCCTAGCGACAAAAGCAGAAATAGCAGAAATGAAAAAGGACGCATAACCATGGATAAGCAACAAGAAGAGAGTCGGAAGCAGTTTGAAAAGTATTTTGATGACGCTTACGGCTGTCAGCCAACAGATAGCCACGACCCAAGACACGTGGAAGTCATATGGCATGTTTGGCAGGCAAGCCGAGCAAGCATCGTGGTTGATGTTCCCCAAGCGTGCGCATTCAACCTTTGCGATTTAGTCAGCCGTGATGACGTTATCAAGGCCATCCGCTCTATCGACCTATCAATCAAAGGGGAGTAGGGGATGAAAGACGCTATTTATATTTTAGTTATTCCTATTGTGGTGTTTGCAATCTTCATCCTAGGAACGATCTTTATCGTCGTTCAAGTTGATAAGTATGACTGCGATATCTATGCAAAAACCACGGAAAGACAAACTGAATACCAGTTCATGACGTGCTATGTGAACACAGGAAGCGGCTATGTCCCGAAAGAGGAATTCAATATGCGAGCCGTCACAAACGAAACTAAGGGCAAAATATGAGCAAGCAGGTTTTCCTTCTGAGAAACCCGCGGATATGCCAGAACCTGAAAAACTTCATTGACAGCCTCCCACTAAATCCAGATAAACCCCTCGCAGTAACCATCCAAGAGCCAACCAGAAGCCTAGACCAGAACGCCAAGCTCTGGGCAACCCTGCGCGACATCAGCGAGCAGGTCGTTTGGTATGGGCGGAAGATGGGCTCTGAGAGCTGGAAGTGTGTTTTCACCGCTGCGCTGAAGAAGCAAGAAACGGTTCCTGGCATAGACGGCGGCTTTGTCGTTCTGGGGCAATCAACAAGCAAGATGACCGTCGGCGAGATGCGCGACCTCATCGAGCTGATAAACGCGTTTGGTGCTGAGCATGGCGTCAAGTTCAGTGATGAATCCCGGCTCGCTATCGAGTGGGCTAATCGATATGGAGACAGAGCCGCATGACACAGCGAAGTCCAACGCAAATCATAATGGATAACCTGATATTCAAGACTGACCACCGCAAGACCAGAAAGCCCCGCCAGCAACCAGAAAACATCGTCTCATTCAATTACACCGCGACCTTAGCAGACAGCATGTGGCTGCGTCGTCGCGCACGGAGAAAGCCATGACTGATTACAGCAAGATGTCAGATTTTGAGATTAACAAGGCACTGGCAATAGCGCTTGGAGCAAAGCAAGTTGATTGCTACGAAAATGGTGATCGATGCGCAATTTACTACGAACTGGGCGGTGAAGCCATAACTGTAAGGCGAGGTCAAGCATTGTTGAATGAGCAATTTAACCCATGCAATGACCCATCAGATGCATGGCCGATTATTGTTGAAAACGAAATTTGCATCGAGTTTGAAAGCGATGAAGTTGAAGGGGTTCGCCAGGTATGGGCAGAGGCAAATATTGGGCACCCTGCATGTAATGGATTCCAGTATTTTTCTGATGAAAATCCACTCCGCGCTGCCATGATTTGCTTCCTCCTGCTGAAGGATGCAGAAAAATGCTAATCCTCATCACAGTCGCAATCATCGCTGCCTGCGCTTACTGCTTCATCGCTGGCCGTAGCTTCGAGTTCTTCTGCAAATACGAGCCAACACTATCTACCACAAAGATGCTGCTACTCAGCCTCGCATGGCCGGGTAATGCCGTTCTGTTTCTGCTGATGAGGTGCGTGCGATGAAATTCATAAAGTTAAATGACTGCCCGTTATGCAACAGCAACACAAAGTGGTGCGGTGAAAATGAGCCTCACCATGAAGACAACCACCTTTGCCATCAAATTGTATGCACCAACAAATCCTGTGGAGCACGGTTTGACTTCGACGTCAGCAACAAGGAATTGCTACCAGAAGAAACTGACGACAAGACAGCCGAGGAGTTGATGGAGTTTCTTAGAGCTGAATCCGCCAAGAGATTTAATGCGAGGTGCATCTGATGAACGCCATAACCATCCCAGAAATTATGAAAGTGCCGAAGAAGTACGGCACAGATATCTGCTGCAGCTGCTTATCGGAGCTCGGCGAAGATGAATGCTACATCTGCCAGCAGTGCAATGACGATATAGACCGTCAGGCCGATGAGGTTATCGGAAACGCGGAGGAAGATGATGCTAAAGGCATCAAGCCGACAAAGCCAAAAACCTGCCGACAATGCAAAGCCAAGTTCACCCCTCGCAATACCCTTCAAATCGTCTGTAGTCCAGCCTGTGCAATCCAACACGCAAAGCAGCAATCAGAGCGCAAGCAAAAGCAATCTGAGGCATCTGCACGCCGTGAGTGGAACAAGCGCAAGGCTGACGCGAAGCCGTTGAGTCATTGGATATCCATGACCCAACGAGCCTTCAACGACTACATACGAGCCAGGGATGAGGGAAGTGGTTGCATTAGCTGTGGCAGTACATCGGCAACGGAATATCACGCTGGGCACTTCAGAACGACAGCGGCGGCCGGTCAGCTCCGGTTCAACGAAGATAACTGCCATCTGCAGTGCGCATCCTGCAACGTACATCACTCCGGCGCAATCACTCAATACCGAATCAATCTCATCACGAAAATCGGCGCTGAGCGAGTTATGGCGCTTGAAAACGACAATAACCCACATCGATATACCCGCGAAGAGTTAGACGCGATTAGAGCGCGTTACAGAGCGAAATTGCGGGAACTGAAAAAACTCCAGGAGGCAGCCTGATGTTTACCGATATCAACGAGGCGATCGCTCGCGCGAGAGCCCTAAGGCTATCCAATGCCGGTAGGCACTATTCCTTAAAGCAAAAGCGCAATGGGCGGATTGTTGTCTGCAAAGCAGGGTTGGTATCCGCGCCAATGTGGAGCACTAAGAATGACCTGGTGCAAGGGGAAAACCTACCTGCAGCCCCGCGAAAGCTGGGAAGCAATGATATCCCCATCATCTTAGAGCTTTGGCATTACGAAGGGTTAACCCAAGCTCAGATTGCCGACAAATTTGATGTGGCCAGAAGCACGATAGAGAACGTTGTTAATAACAGAATCTGGAAGAGGGCTCAGCATGAGAGAAATTAAAGAGTTGTCACTTTCAGATGAGCAGCACCAGTGGGTTAATGGCTGGCTTGAGCTGTGGGGGGCATGGGTTTATACGGGCCGTCTCGAACGGCGCATGAGCAACATGATCGCCAAGTTCATGGAAAGCGTAGAGCCAAGCAAAAATCCTAGCAGGCCGATGTGCAATGACGATGATGGAATGTTGATTTCTCAGGTCGTAGATTCCGTCATGTTTATCGACAAGAAAGCCTTTGGCATCCTGCTCAGCTACTACGCTCATGGTTCATCGAAGTACTCAATAGCATCTTACTATCACAAAGTCGCAAGTCCTCGCAAAATGATGCGGCGTGGTGGAGAAAGGCTGGCAAGACCATCATTAGCTACATGCAGGCGAGAAGTGGATGAAATATTAAATGCATCCCTGTTTGTATTGCATGCCCCACTCGAACGCGCCTTTAAAATGCGTAAACGTGTGGAGAAAATCAAAAAGGTTGCTTAAAACGTGTTGACATAATTGAGCAAATGAGCAATATTAAACGCATAAGCTGCCGTTAGTGACTCTTAAGTTGCTGCGGCGGCTTTTTTGATCACAACAGGTAAGGGCATTGCCGGTACCAGATGGATTTATTGTCGGCGTCTAAGCAGTGTTCTTTCCGTTGTGGTGAAGAACAAGATGACAGTCCGGTAGAATCGGCAACATCGTAACCCTTAAGCTGACGTGTATGGGGACAGCAGAACGGCGACTACTGGCACCACACAACATTTTAGCCTCGCCTTAGTGCGGGGCTTTTTGCATTTCAGCCCCAGCCAACGGACGACACACACGGCACCCTCTTACCGGTAGCGTTTACGGCTGGTGGTTGATCCTTTCCTACAAACAGCACAGCCCGATAAACGGGAGGTGGAGTCATGAAAATGCACCCAGACAACCCAAACCTACCGTACTGGTGGTCGGCACTGCTCGGCTTCTTCTCGTTATTGTCGCTGCAGGACTACGTATTTATCGTAGGGGCGCTGATATCGGCCTTCTTCACGATCAAAACCTACTACGCCAAGCGGAAAGAAGAGCGAGAGCGATTGGCAGAGGAGCGCCGGCGCACTCAAATTATGCAGGACTATCTGCACGGCGTATCAGCCAAGCCAGAAAGCGAGCGCCCAGCGGCCGTTGAGGTCGTAGCCGAAGCGATGCGCAGAGCAGAGGGATGATATGTCGATTAGCAAATCAAAACTCAGTGCCGTAATGCTGGCGCTTATCGCTGCCGGCGCATCGGCCCCGGTGATGATGTCGCAGTTTCAGGAAGAGAAAGAAGGCCAGCGTCTGACTGCATACCAGGACGGAGTCGGCATCTGGACAATTTGCGGCGGCGTGACGATGGTCAACGGCCAGAAGGTTGTGAAGGGTCAGCGCCTGACCGCCGAGCAGTGCAAGCAGATTGACGCAGTCGAACAGAAAAAGGCGCTCGACTGGGTAGACCGCAACGTCAAGGTAACGCTGACTGAACCGCAAAAAGTCGGCATCGCGTCATTCTGTCCTTGGAACATCGGCCCCGGCAAGTGCTTCACCTCCACATTTTACAAAAAGCTCAACGCCGGTGACCGCATTGGCGCCTGCCGCGAAATTCGCCGCTGGATATACGACCGTGGACGAGATTGCCGCATCCGCTCCAACAATTGTTACGGACAAATCCTGCGGCGCGATCAAGAGTCCGAGCTGGCTTGCTGGGGGCTGGATAAATGAGATATCTACCATCAGCGGTATGTTTCGCTGCGGCCGGTTATCTTGCAGCTCACGGTATTGATGGCTGGGGTTGGTTCCTGTTCCTCGGAGTGATTCTGCTATGAGTAAGTCTTTGGGAACAGTCGTGCTTGTGTTTCTGCTTATCAGCATAGCACTGGCTCAGTTGGCTTTTTACTTTCACGGCAACGCAGTAAAGGCCGGTGAGCAGGTAAAGCAGCAGGAAAAGACGCTGGCGCAGCAGACAGGACTGATCACCACACTGCGCGCGGATGACGCCCGTAATCGCGCAATGATGGCCGAACAGCAACGGAGAGAGCAGCAGCTGCGCCAGCAGGGCGAAAACTACCAGAGGAAATATCAGGATGCCATTAAAAATGACGAGTGTGCCCGCCGCACTGCTCCTGGTGCTGTTCTTGGCCTCCTGCGCGGAACGGACACCACCGCCGCCGGCGCCGCTCGTGCTGTTTCCCCCTGAATCGGTGTTCACCCCCTGCGAGCAACCAAAACTGCAGGGTGATACCTGGGGGGATATCGGCAGCCACGCGCTGGCGCTGCAAACAGCGTTATCAATCTGCGCCGGCCAGGTGGCCACGCTTAACCAATGGCGGGAAGCCGCCAGGAGAAACTGAATGACACCAGAGCAATTCGCATATTGGTTGCAGGGATTCGTTGAGCTTCATGGCGAGTTACCAAGCGAGGAGCAGTGGAAGCTGATCAAAGAGCACCTTCAAACGGTGTTTAACAAAGTTACTCCGTCCCTGGACGGATTTGCTTTCGCCCCTGGATCCCTGACGTGCTGAGCGGGCGCGCCCAATATACAAAATTCTGCAAAAGGCATTCAGTGAGTGCCTTTGACAGAATAAACGATCTGAATCCTCGCGTGATGTTCAACGGCATCGCCGGGGTTATATCCAACGAACCAGCAGGAAGTTCTATATGAGCGAAGCTAAACCGCAAGATGGCAGCACCGTGAAGGGATACCGCACTTTAACGCCAGGTGATATTGAGCGCATGAACCGTCTCAAAGATGCCAGCCGGCACTTTTGCAGTCTGATCGAAACTGAGCGTGATGAGGTTGCAGCTGAGTTATGTGAAACGGGAAATCACTCAGCTGAAGCGCATGAGGCCGCACGTTGCCTGGCTATCGCCCACACCAAGATGCAGGAAGCCTGCATGTGGGCCTGTCGTGCGGTGGCTCGACCGGACGCGGATTGCTAACACCATCGGCATTATCAGTGGCATTCACTGAGTGCCACCGATAATGCTTCATACAAAAGGATATTGCGACTATTATCCTTTCAAAATAGGAGGGATAGCCGTGGCTCAAATCGTTGTTAGAACAAAAGAAGAGTTGGAGAAGGCAGTAAGGAAAAGGCTGATTATATCATTGTTGAGGGTGTATTAGCCGACAAGCTCCAAAGAGGAAAAAAAGTTGCTAAAGCTAGCGGTGCTACAATCGCGGCCATAGCTGCGGCTCTTGCAGTTGCGCCTTTTACAGGCGGAATCTCTACGATGGGAGTAGCGTCTGCAGCTGCACTTTCCGGCATGGAGATTGCCGCAATTATTGCAGCTGCATCAATAGGTATTGCTTTGATTATTGGCCTTTTTAAAGACTACGAAGAGATTGAAGTAGGGGAAGGCACATTGAAACTGAAGCGACGCCAACAGAAATAAGCATGGCAATAGATTATAACCCGCTCCGGCGGGTTTTTTATTGGGAGAAAATTCATGGCTAAAACAGCACAGGATGAGAGCCATGAGCGACGGCCATACCCTCCGCTACGGTTTATCGAAGACCATCAGCTAGCGCCATACATTGGCCTGGTTCCTGCGAACGAGGTGCAGGAGTGGATGCAGCGTCAAATCATCGAAGATACCGGCAGCCTGTTTAATCCAGACCACGGACACCTTGCAGGCGCGATCTGCGCTTTATGTGGGCATCGTCCGCGTTTGAGAAGAAAGGGCGCCATGTGCTCGGCCAAGCTGAAGAGGTAGCGATGCGCGCTGGCGGATGGCAGAAGGCCAGGATGGAACAGCAGATGCATGAATGGTTCTGTGAGGTGCCGAAATTCATCATCACGCTCGCTGCCGACTACTGCTCTCAGTGTTCAGATGCCGAGTTCTGCGCCCTGGTCGAGCATGAGCTTTACCACATCGCACAGGCGACAGACGATTTCGGCGCACCAAAATTCAACAAGGAAGGCCAGCCGGTGCTGAAGCTGCGCGGCCACGACGTTGAAGAGTTTGTTGGCGTGGTTCGTCGGTATGGCGCCAGCGTGGAAGTTCAGGAACTGGTTGATGCGGCCAACAGGCCTGCGGAGGTGGCACAACTAAACATTGCCAGGGCGTGCGGTAACTGCATGTTGAGGCTGGCGTAAATATTGGACTGTATTGGACGGATGGTGATTTATGGCTGCATTAAAACCAGATGTAAAAGCCTTCATCATTCAGTCGCTTGCGTGCTTTGACACCCCTACGTTGGTGGTGGAGTCCGTCCAAAAAGAGTTTGGGCTAAAAATCACGCGTCAGCAGGTAGAATCTCACGACCCGACAAAGGTTAGCGGCAAGTCGCTGGCCAAGAAGTGGGTAGACCTGTTCTACACGACGCGGGAGCGATTCAAGACAGAAATTTCAGACATCCCGATCGCCAACAAGGCCTACCGGCTGCGCGTTCTTGATCGCATGGCGACGCGAACCGAAACCATGAAGAACTACGCATTGGCCGCTCAGATCGTCGAGCAGGCCGCGAAAGAGTGCGGTGACGCGTATACCAACAAGCAAAAGATTGAAACCCAGCACACCATCGCTGATGAGATGGCTGAGCTACTGAAGGAGATATCTTCTGAGGCGTGATTTATGGCTGATCTCAACAAGCAATTCAGCGAGCTGAAGAAGAACCTTAAAAATCGATTCTGGCGCCTAAACAACCTTTACTTCATTACCGACAAATCGGGGAAGAAGGTTAAGTTCAGGATGACCCCTGAGCAGCTCGAATACTTCGAAGGCGTACACACCAGGAACATAATCCTAAAGGCCAGGCAGCTCGGCTTTACGACGCTGGTTTGTATTGTCCAACTCGATGCCGCGTTGTTCGAATCAGCAAAGTGCGCGCTGATCGCTCACACCTTAAACGACGCAAAGCGCCTGTTTAGGGAAAAGGTCAAATATGCCTACGACAACCTGCCAGCGCTGATCAGAAAGGCGAACCCGGCAAAGAACGACGCAGTTGGTGAGCTGGTTTTCAATAATGGCGGCTCTCTCTACGTTAGCACGTCATTTCGTGGCGGCACGCTGCGTTACCTGCACGTTTCTGAGTTCGGCAAGATCTGCGCTAAGTACCCGGATAAGGCCCGTGAAATCGTCACTGGCGCCTTTGAGGCCGTATCGACAGATTGCTTTACAACTATCGAGAGTACAGCCGAGGGGCGCGCTGGTATTTCTTCGACTATTGCCAGACGGCCGAGAAAGCACAGCTGCAGGGCAAAACGTTATCAAACCTCGACTGGAAGTTTTTCTTCTTCACGTGGTGGAAGAATCCTCAGTATGCAATCGACCCGGTAGAAAGCCTTCCAGAGCGTATGGTTGACTACTTCAACGATCTGGAAGCCAAACATGGCGTCACGCTCAATGAACGCCAGAAGGCCTGGTATCTCGCTAAAGAGAAGACTCTTGGCGACGACATGAAGCGTGAGTATCCGAGTATACCCGCTGAAGCCTTCCAACAGTCGGTAGAGGGGGCGTATTACGCCAAGCAGTTCCGCTGGCTGTATACCAACAAGCGGATCGGTTCACTTCCCGATAATTCTCATCTCCCGGTTCATACGTTCTGGGATATCGGTGTGGGTGACTCAACAGCTATCTGGTTCGTTCGTGAGGTTGGTGAAGAGTTTCATGTCATCGACTACTACGAGAACTCTGGCGAGGGTTTGAGGCACTACATGAAGGTTCTCAAAGACCGTGGCTATGAGTATGGCGAGCACTGGGGGCCACACGATATTGAAAACCGAGAGTTTGGCTCTGATGCTAAATCACGGAAGGAGCTGGCGCGTGAGGGTTACGAAATTGACGGCCAGGTGTATTCGATGACTTTCAAGGTTGTGCCCAAAGTGGGCGTTGATACCGGTATCGAGTCTGTCCGTGAAATCCTCCCCAAATGCGTCTTTGACGATGAGAAGTGTGCTGAGGGGATATCTCACCTTGAGGGATACCGAAAAGAGTGGGATGACAAGCGCGGATGCTGGAAAGACAAACCTCTTCACGATCACACGTCGCACGGTTCAGATGGTTTCCGCTACTTTGCCGTAGCGAAGAACAACCACAAACAAGTTGGCGCCGTATTCTTCTAAGGAGCTCTCAGTGAGTGAACAAAATAGCGAGGTTGAATTCCTCGTCAATGCCCTCGCTGACGCAGTGGCGATAGGGCGCCAGCGTTCCTTGTACGCGGGGCAGATGAATGGCAACACGAAGAGAACAAAGCTGTGGGACGAGTTTGGCTACCCAGACACCATAAGCTTCGATCTACTTTATCGCGCTTATCGCCGAAACTCCGCGGCTCATGCTGGCGTGCATAAAACGTTGGATAACTGCTGGAGTGACTATCCGACGATTATTGACGGCCCGCTGGCTGATAAGTCTACCGTCTCTACAGAATGGGAAAAAACGGTCACCAGGCTGCTGAAAAAACATTGGTCAAAAATCAAGGATGCCGATCGGCGCAACCTGGTGGGCCACTACTCTGCAATCATTCTACAGCTCAAAGATAGCAGGCTATGGTCAGAGCCTGTGGATACAGCGCTGGTGGCAAGACTTGGCGAAGATGCGTTGGTGAAGATGATCCCCGTTTGGGAATCGCAGATTAAGCCTGGCAACTATGACATCGACACGCTATCCCCAACTTACGGTAAGCCGGTGAATTACATCTTCAACGAGCAGCCTGTGGGTGATGACGGCACTTACGGAAACGTGAGAAGCGTTACGGTTCACCCCAGCAGGGTGATCATCCTCGCCGAAGGTCGGAAGATGAGAATATGTTGTCTGGCATCCCTCTAAACGAGGCTGGTTATAACGATTTGTTGGACATCGAAAAGACCAAGGGAGGAAGCGCCGAGGGGTTCCTCAAGAACGCGAGCCGCCAGCTTGGTATTCATTTCGACGAAAAAACTGACATGAAAACCATCGCGCAGCAGGCGAAGGATGCCGGCTATAAAGACCTTGGCGAGGCAATGAATGAAAAGATCAGGAAACTCAACCAGGGTACGGATTCTGCGCTGGTAACTCAGTCAGGGACATCATCTGTCCTTTCGGTTGCCGCTGCTGACCCTACACCGTCATGGACAGTCTCGGCCAATAGCTATGCCTCAACCATCGGCTGCCCGTTCAATATCCTCTTTGGCAAGCAAACCGGAAACCTCGCATCTACAGAAGATCGGAAGGAGTGGGCTAAAAAAGGGAATGGGCGCCGTGGCGGGTGGCTATCCTGGCTGCTAACTGAGGTCATTCAGAGATGGTGTGACGTCGGCGTAATATCGCAACCAACGAAAGGCGAGATCACCGTTGATTGGTCTGATTTGCTGGCGCCAGGTGATAGCGAGAAGCTCGAGAACATGAGCAAGATGGCAGATGTTGCCTACAAAACCCAGCAAGCGTTCGGCGCGTCTGCTGTTGAACCAAACGAGGTGCGCGCCGCCGGCGAACTGGAGCCAATCGAGGAACCCAGACAGCCAGACCCGACAAAGAACCCTGTCGGTAAGGATCCGCTGAATGATGACAACGCCGAGGCCTAAAGTCGGGACACCGATAATACCGCGCAATAAAGCAGACCCCACCCAATCCTATCGGCAAGTAAACAAAATGTTCCGTGATATCGAGAACCGATATCTGGGCATCAAAACAACGCTTCGGGAACTGTTCGACCAGCGATTAACTGGCCGGGTGATGGTGGGTAACTCTCAGCGATCGCATGTTCTCTCAGGTGACACCCTATATCAGGTTAACGCCGGTACGTTTGTCTACGACATGAACGCTCAGCAGTTAGCGGCGCTTCTTGAGGTAATACAAACGATCCTTGATGACTACCTGTTAGAGGGTAACGGTCAGGATATTTGGGCGCTGCAGTATATTTCAGATGAGTATCGGCGCGGCACGCTCAATGCCTATACGAATCTGTCTGCCCAGTCTGAGGTATATGCATCACAGACCACGCTAAGCGCGCTGTTGTCGACACCTGCTTATCAGAACCAGGTGGCCGCTGCTTTCGTGTCGACGTACAGCGATTGGAAGGGGATCAGCGATGCAGCACGTGCTGACCTTGCAAATATCATCGCAGATGCTGTTGGCCGAGGTGTAAACCCGCGTGAAACCATGAGGGTGATAAGCAAACGCCTTGATGTCTCAATGTCAAAGGCAAAGACGATCGCTCAGACCGAGCAGGTTGGCGCCCTGAGAGAGGCTCAGTGGAACGAAACCACATGGGTGCAGGATAGGTTAGGCCTACGCACCAAGTTGCTGCATTTATCCGCCCTGAAGCCGACTACGCGCGCCTGGCACGCATCGCGCCACGGGAAGCTTTACACGGTCGAAGAAGTGCGTGAGTGGTACTCGAAAGACGGCAACAGGTTCAACTGTTACTGCAGCCAGATCCCAGCCGTCGTTGACGAGAAAGACAATGTAGTAAACATCGGGTTGGCGAAGCGCTTGGAAGAAGAGCGCGCTGCCTGGATGACGCAACAGGCCGCTTAATCGGCATCACCAACATAATGAGGACACAGCATGAAGCGCAACCGCGTTAACGTGCTGACCGTCGTCAACTCCGCTTCAAATATCACTACCGAAACCATCGACGGGAAACCACATATCGTGGTTCGCGGCATTACGCCCGTTGTTGACGATATCGTGATGAACCGGAAGTTGTACCCGGCAGCAGAAATTGCCAAGGCCTATAACACCCTTGAGCGCAAACCGATGCCGCTGGGGCATCCAAAAATAGACGGAAAGCATGTATCGGCGGGTGATGTCCGCGCGGTGAACAACTATCACGTTGGCGCCTGGCTTCAAGACGTCCAGCACGTCGACGGAAAGGTCAATGGTGATATGTATGTCGACCGCCGTTATGCCGAAGGCAGCGAAAAGGGTAAGCGGCTGGTAAATCGACTGGATGAAATGATCGCTGGGACAAACGTAGAGCCCATTCACATCTCCACCGGACTTCTTTACTCAGGCATTGCGGCCAACGGCGAATCAAAGGGTAAGAAGTACAACGAAATCGCCACTAACATGGTGTTTGACCATGTTGCCGTTTTACTGGATGAACCTGGTGCAGGAACGCCAAGCGAAGGCGTGGGCATCTTCGTTAACGCCGACGGCGACGATCAAGAGGTCGAAATCGCAAACCTGTCAGAGGGTATCGATTGCACTCGCGAGGGACTGCTGAACAAGACCAAATTCTTCTTCACCAACGCTTCTAACTTCTCGTTTGACGATATCCGCGAAGCATCAGCAACAAGCTCCGTGAAGGTCGATCAGATGATTACTGGCCGTGGCCGGAATCTATCTGGCCTGACACCTTCATCTACCGCGATAAAACCAAATTTTTCCGCCAGAAATACCTGATCGATGAGGACGGTAAGGCCGTGTTCGTCGGCGAACCTGTAGAAGTCGTGCGCAAACCCACTGAGTACGAAATTAAAACCAACGGAGAGAAAGATCCGATGAAAGAACTGATTATCAATGCGCTGCAAGCCGCTGGTAAGCCGACTGAAGGCAAGTCCGATGCCGAACTGATGGACGCTTATAACCAATTGGCCGCAGAGAAGGCGACAGCCAAAAAAGATGGAGGGGAAGAAATCGACCCTGCAACCGGCAAGCCTAAGAAGAAAGAGCAGGCAAGCAACAGCGACGAGGCGCCGGCATGGTTTAAACCATTCGCCGACGATCTCGCAGCTGTTAAGTCTGGCCTTATTGCCAACTCAGACAAAGAGAAAGGCGAGATGCGCGCAGCAGTTAAAGCCAAATTCGGCATGAGCGACGTTGCCGTAAACGCACTGGATGGTGATCCGTTGAAGGAGCTGTTTGCTCAGTGCTCAACCTCTATCGGCCTGAACGGCATGCTGCGTCAGGTTAACTCCTCTCAAACTTTCAGCGAAATGCCGGAGTAAAAAATGGCTAAAGACGGGAAACATGTAATTCACGCAGGCGGTATCTTCGCCAATCCACAACTGCATCGTGAAGGTGCCGCCGCCGCCGATACACCCCCTGGCACGATCGGTTTCTTCGATAACACCACGAAGAAATTCACCGCATCGGTAGATGCAATGAAGCCGCGATCCTTTACGTAGCCAACTATGACTATCTGCGCTGCAAAACCGTAGATGACGTCATCAAGGCTGGTGATTGGGTTGTTGCATTCCATCCAACCCCTGGCGTTTTCTTCAACGTTCCTGCTGCTGCTGGCACCTACACCAAAGGCCAGTCGCTTTCTATCGTCAATGGACGAGTTAAGGCGGCCGCCGAAGGCGAGTCAGTCCGCGCATACGTAGAAGAAGACCGCGCATACACCACGGCTGCAGGTGAACTCCTGCGCGTTGTCATTAAGTAAGGAGATCCTGAATGTTTGTATTTTCCACTAAACAGGCGACCGAAACCGGGAACCTTGAGGTTAACTCCTCTCAATTTAAAAAGCTGACAGCCGCGCGTAACGCCAGCGCTCAAGCCGCCGCAGATTTCATTGCACGAACCAAATGGCGGGGTGATGCAGAAGATACGCCTGATCTCAACGCTGTAAACGCAGTCGACGATATCCGCCGTCTGTATAAGGCATATGACCAGACAGTACTGAAGCAGTTTGAGCCGAACACAGAGTTCACTCTGCTCAACGATCTGATGCCACTGTCTCGCTCTGTTCGCCTAGAAGAGTCTGTGTACGAATACGCACGCACTGGCGGCCGTGGCTGGGCGCACACTTCCATGTCTGGGCAGATCGGTGCGGCGCTGGATGCGAAGTCTTACACCTTTGATGGCACCATGGTGCTATCCACGACAGCGGCTTTAAATTCAACTGGCGAGACCCGGTCTTCAACAAAGGCTCTGCACTTTCCTCCCTGGCTGATGCTCAGGCTGGCTCTGTCGATGACGTTCGCCGGCAGTATGTGGACTACATCTGGGAAGGTTTCCGCGACGCGGCCGGCAACTTCATCAAGTTCGACGACAAGACCTGGAAGGGGTTGCGTCATGATGAGCGTGTGGCGCAGGTTACGCTGACTGTTAACTTTGCGACCAGCACCGATCCTAAAGAGATGCGCGCTGCTGCTATCGCTCTGCGTGACGTGCTGAAGTTGCAAAACTATCAATACGGCCAACAGACCTGGTACGTATCCAGCGAAATCATGTCGAACTGGGAGCAGTATTTTGACGTTAATGCTCTGCGCACAGTTCTGGAAGAGCTGAAGAAGTTGGCCGGCATCTCCGACATCAAAGAGGACGCCGAGCTTTCTGGTAACGAAATCGTGATCATCCCTCTCGCTGCTGGCGTCATTGCCCCGATCGTAGGTCAGGCGTTCGGCACCGTTGCCGATCCTCGACAGTTCTACAACAGCGATTACGTATGGCGTACCTGGGGTTCCGCCGGCCTGATGGTCAAGCAAGACATCAACGGCCACTTCTCTGTCATTCACGCATCCAGCTAAGGAAAAATCATGGCACTCGTAAAAGTTTTGGTAGCAAACCTCTTTGCCGGTGCCAACTTCCAAAAACTGGAAGTTGGCAAAGTCTACGAAGTAGATGACTCGGTTGCAGGGAAGTGGATTTCCGATGGTAAGGCGGAGCAATCAGCAGAAAAGAAAGGCGAGAAACTGGCATTAGAAGTGGCCACATCGACCGCTACAGCCAGTGCCGACACATCCGCACTTCAGACAAAGTTGGACGACGCGCTGGAGCAACTAAAGCAGGCCCAGGCAGCTGCAGCGGCGAAGGATAAGGAACATGCCGACGCGCTGGAGCAACTAAAGCAGGCCCAGGCAGCTGCAGAACTGGCGGCAGAGAAACAGCGTGCTGATACAGCAGAAGCCGCTCTGGCTGCAGCGACCAAGAAGGACAAGTAATCATGGCAGCGCAGATAACAGCGGCGCAGGTTAAACAGCAGTTGTCTGCGCTGGGTTACTCCATTCCTGACTTCATGATCGATGCCTACCTGTGCAAGCTGGACGGCATCCGTCAGTGCCTGGAGGCGTCTGGCTACGACGATTGCGATCTGATGCTCATACAGGTATATGCCGTCACCCTTATGGCGATAACGGCCTTCAGCCAGCGTATCAAGTCACAGTCAGCGCCTTCCGGGGCGTCGAGGTCGTTTGATTACAGCGGCGACATCAAAACTATGAGGAACACGCTAGCAGCGTTGGATACCGCCGGATGCACTGCAGGATTGCCGATCGACGTTGGCACTAGCGTGGGGTTCTTTGACGTTGTGGGAGGTTGCTGATGCAGGAAGAGCGAAAAAGCGATGAGGAGAAACCTGATTGCGAAAAATGCCCCAACTGCCCCGGCTGTCCTGACCAGTATGAGGATTATCTCTCATGAGTGCAGCGGCTAACTGGAGCTATACGGCGGTCGCTACGGTCTGGAAAAAACTTGGCATGGACGATTACGGTAAATCTTCCTTCGCTGAGCCTATCCAGATCATGTGCGATTACGGTGGTGATGCGACCGCACGGCTTGGCGATATCGGGCTTGAGTTTGTCGTAAAAAACACGCACTGGACTGAGTATGCGGATGCACGCCAGGGTGATTATATCCTGATCGGTGCTTCATCTGAACCAGACCCGAAAAAGGTTGATGGCGCTGATGAGGTTCGCCATATCATCCGGTACGCCGATACATTCGACCGCATCGCCGATGACTACGCGATTATCACAGGGGTTTGATATGGGCGTGAAGGTTAAAGGTATCCGGGAGGCGCAGGCCAATCTTGATAGGTTAATCGGCGATATCAAGGGGAGGAGAGTTGTCAGGGCTATGCAGTCAGCGCTGCTGATTGGTGGGGCACAGGCTGCTTTATACACCCCTATCGACACGTCGACGCTACTCAATAGCCAATATCGAGATATTTCCGTGAATGGCTCCCGGATCACGGGACGCGTTGGCTACTCGGCAAATTACGCTGTCTACGTTCACGATCCGAATATCCCCCAGAAATTCCGGCGCGCCACTGCTCAAAAAGAGTTCCTTACCAAAGGGTTTGAGGATACCAAGGCGCAGATTGACAGGGCGATCAAGAAGGAGATGCAGCTATGACGCCAGCCATGCATCGCCGCGTTCGCGATTACTTTGTTGATGCCGGGCTGACCTCCGGCTTCACTACGCAGATGTTGCGCTGGAGGGACACCGGAAAGGGCGAAGATAAATTCATTGTCTTTCGTCCAAACGGTGGTAGCCCAGTTCGCAACGATCTAGCCAGCGAATATCTGGTGCTGGTCGACGTCATCGGCGCTGAAGGAGAGGATGAAGAGGTGGACAACGCTGTCCAGGCGATTATCAGCCACATCCAGAACAACCCCATGCCAAATGACTGCATCGGCCATATTGAGAACGTCGGCGGTATCCCATCCCCAGTTTCCACAACTGAAGGGCGATTAGTCTATCGCCTGCAATTCGCTTGCCTGTACGGCGAGTAATCAATAATCAAAGAGGTAAGCAATATGCAAGGTTGCTCAACTGACAACAGCAAGTTGTTCGGTCGTGGCATTGTGCTTGAGGTGGCTTTAGGCTGCCCTGATACAGTGCCTGCAGAAAGCGAATGGCAGTCGCTGATGGCCGGTACTTCCAAAGGCTTCGACTTTAGCCCGAATACCGTAACTTCGGATGCGGATGACACCAAGGGCTATGTTGAAAACCTGGTCACTAACTCAGACTTTACTCTGAGCTTTGAAGGCGAAGTGCGTAAGCGCGATAAGCTGGATCAGTTCGGCGTAGCGAAGTTCGTTAAGTATTACAACGACGAAATTCAGGCTGGTCGCCAGCCCACTTTGTGGGTGCGTGAAGAGTATGGCCCGATCACCTTCATCGGCTACATGGTTATCACCGCGCTGAGTTCTGACGGCGGCACTAATGACATCGTTACTCTGTCTACAGAGTTCAAAGTGGCTGACTCCGACACCATCCAGGTGATCGACACCCCGATTGATATTCCAGTCACAGGGATCACTCTGACCCCAACCAATGGCACGGTAGCAGCCGGCGCGACAACCACATTTAACGTTGTGTTTGCTCCAGCCAATGCGACCGATCAATCGTTTACTTTGGTTTCGTCTGTACCAGCGCGGGCAACTGCAACGGCTAACGGTCTGGTTGTCACCGTATCAGCACCATCTGGCGCGACCGCCGGCGCAGCAAACATCACTGTAAAAACCAACGACGGAGCTTTTACGGCTGTATTCGTAGCAACTGTCACCGCGTGATTATCACAAAGGGCGTTTGCGCGCCCTTGATGATAATTATTCGAGGCAACCATGACTCCATTAACTGAAATTGGCGAGATGCTCATATCAGACGCCGACCGCGATTACTTCTTCAGGCCATCATTCGGAAACATGTCGCGCATAGCTCGCCAGGGGAGATTGTAGAGCGATTTGCTGAACTCCATACCAGTGAGGCGCCAAGATTGCTTTCTGCTGCTGTGGCAGCGTATGGCGAGATTCCAGGGTGGTTGCTTGCCTATATCAACTCACCATCGTTTAGCAGTTCAGCTATCTTTGCCGGCATGATCGTAATGCAGGCCTGCTGCGATGACGATATCAGCGCGCTGGTTGGGGAGCTGCGGCCAAGTAAGCGAGGCAGAAGGGCGTTCGTGTTCCGTCGAGGCAGTTTGCCGGCGAGCGACATTATCATCCTCGGGCAGTCGCTGATCACTCACGGCATCATCGGAAAAGCAAGGTGCGTCGTCTTCAGCGGCATGAGACAAATAGCTTTGTCAGTGAATTCAGCGCATTCGAGTACATCAGTGCTGCTCGTAATCACTTCAGCATGCCGCGCGCTGAGGCCGAGCAACTGACCATGACGGAATTTCAGCTGCTGATTAACGCTAAATACCCAGATCAGAAAGGGTTCACCGCTGAAGAATACGATGCTGTCGCGGATGAGTACATGAAGAAGAAAGCACGACGCCTGGCTAAGGTCGCGTAGAAGCGCTGGCAGGCGATGATGAAAACACAAAAAAAATCGATAGCCCAAAATCGCAGCAGAACAAAGCCACAGCGGCGCGTTTTACAGTCGTGGGTAGGCGCGGTAGATTTTATGAGTTCACCATAGGGCGAATAGAGGCGAATCCAAGGTAAACAAAACGAAAGGCTCATTGAAAATTTACCACTTTGGTAATACACTCCGTGTTAGATAACTGCGGTTATCACCACCGTTGCAGTTCATCTCGGTGGTTTTTTTATCGGAGAAATTTATGATCCTTAGCATCACAGCAATGGCAGCAGCGTTTGCACCTTTGCTCACTGAGGCGCAAGCCGAGGTTCATGGTGCTTTCAAACCTCTGGTGTCCTCTGAGTGCAAAAAAACCGTGGCTCTTTCTGCGGTTGATGCGTTCCAGCGATGCCAGCAGGTTCAGCAACACGCTAACAAGCTGCAAAAGATTGCAGAAGAAGGTATGGAACACCTCGCTTCAGTTCGTGATGGGAGCGCGGATGCCCGTGACTTTCCTGCTGGTTATGACGCTACGCTTGATACTTTAGCTGTGGCAGCTACAAACTGCATTAACCTTACTCGTGACATGTTTGAAACGGCAGAAAGCTCAGAAGCGTGGTCAGGTAATTATGCCATGCTTAAGCCCGTAAAAAAGCAAATGATGCGTAGCCTTGCGTTGCTGAGAAGCAGCGCTAGCCAGATCGCTACTGAAATCCGTCAAGCAAATACTGTAGTTGATAACGGTCGACTGTTAGCCGATAACACCTCGAATGAAGACGTGGTAAGGCTGATCAACAAATCTCACATGATGTTAGGGGTGGACACCCCGCGCTGGTCTTAAATGATCAAAGTAAGCATCACTGCTGAACTAAGCGACGATGAAACAGCGAGGCACTTTGCACAAATGGTTGCAAGGTGCCTCTCTAACTTACCAGCATCTCCGTTACTTGGATGTCGTGGCGGATTCGAGCGAAACCCAAATGCAATGGCAGCTGGCATTGAGAAATTCCATGTCAGGATGCCCGATGAAGACGCTTGGCCATCACATACTCCTATCAATCGCCGTACGAGCAATAATTTTTTAGTTTTTGCTAGGCATTTTTACGATGATAATTACTTCCAGATTCTCGCCTTGGTAACACCTGAAGCACATCAAAGAATTGATGCAATGTTACCCAGGTTGATAGATTTGGCTGAAAACACATTCATTGAGCTCTCAGAGAGAGAGCTTGATAAGCTGGAACACTTTACGATCTGACCCACCCAAGAGGTGGGTTTTTGCTTTTTGGCCCCTCGTTTTCGTTGCCTGCTTCATGCTCTCTGCTACCATGTAACGACTTGTTGCTTTTGGGGGTATGGATGTGAAAAAAATAATGCTGGTTGCGCTTCTTGGCTTGCTTAGCGGGTGTGATTCTAATCTGGATGTTTTTGGCATTAAACTAGGCGGCAACATAGAAGATGTAAAAAAGGATGGGTTAATAAAAAAAGTAGATGTAATACCATCTGACAAGCACCTTATATATGCCGAACTATCCTCAGTGCCATCACCTGATGCTGGAAGTGAGGCGAGCTATTCTTTGCAAGCGTCTGACGGTTCAATAGTAAGTATTTCGGCAAATCTTCATGACAGCAACGGTTCTCGTTACGCCGGAATTGTTTCATATGTGAAAGGTAAGCTAGGTGATGCAATTGCAACAGAAAGTGATGTTATTAATGAAACTTCTGTCAATGCTAGTGTTTACGTATGCTCGAGAACAAAATCTTGCCCAGGAGTGAAATACACCGTCTTTAGAAAAGGAACCAATAACGCTCTAGTTTATTATGACGAAAAAGAGACGAATGTTGTTTTTTCAGCCGATGCTATAAGGGATGCTCTTTAAGCTTAATTAGTTGTTTTGTAGAAATATTGTTGCTATTTAATAAACCTCGCTCTGGCGGGGTTTTTTTATACTCGGAGAACGGTAAATGGCTAATGAGGCGCGAGAAGGAAACATCCTTTATCAGGTTGAGATGGATGTTCAGGGCTTGTTGGTTGGCCAGCGGCAAGTAAATGCCAGGTTGATGAAATGGAAGGGCGCTTCAGCTCTACAGGCAAAGCAGTAGGCTCCACAGAAAAGGCGTTCTCGTCTTTATCGCGCGTTGCTATAAGCTTGTCCGCCGCTCTCTCCGTCCAGCAAGTGGCACAGTATGCCAATGCCTGGGTGGATGTGAACAACAAGCTGGTAAACGCCGTAAGACCAACCGAACAGTTGGCAGATGTAACGCAGCGAGTTTTTGATATCTCTCAAGAGACACGTTCCGGGCTGGAGGCTACTGCAACGCTTTATGGCCGACTCGAGCGCGCAACGCGCAGCGCTGGAACCAGTACCGAAGACCTTGCAAAACTGACAACGACAATTAACAAGGGGCTGGTGGTTTCTGGTGCAACGGCAGAGGAAGCCAGCTCGACCATGATCCAACTGTCACAAGCGCTCGCCTCCGGCGTGCTGCGTGGAGAAGAGTTCAACTCTATCTCAGAGAACGGATCGCGCTTAGCGGTGGCTCTGGCTGACTCATTGGGCGTCACGGTTGGTCAACTACGCGCCATGGCGGCAGAAGGTAAGCTGACTACCGATGTCGTTGTGAAAGGGCTGCTGAGTCAGGGTGATGTGATTGCCAAAGAGTTTGGAAAAACAACTCAAACGATGAGTCAGTCTTTGCAAGTTGCGGGCAACAATTTGCAGAAGTTCTTTGGTGAAAGTTCTGCGGTTCAATCCGGGGTATCTGTATTTTCCAGCGCTATAGTAACCGCAAGTGAGAACATAGATACTCTCAGCATTGCTTTAACACTGGCTGCCGCAGTTATGGGAAGTCGGTATGTTGGCGCACTGACCATGGCAACGGCCGCTAAGGTGAGGGAGCTGGCAGCTACTAGACAGGCAATTTTAGCAGCAGCAGATGATGCCAAGGCAAGTGCGTTACAGGCGGCATCAAAGTTGCGTGTTGCTGAAGCAGCTAAAGTGCAGGCGCTAGACGAGGTTCGAATCGCTCAACTGATGCGTAATTCCGCCCTAACTGCTGATGCCCTTTCTGCTGCAGAGGGGAGGTTATCTGCTGCGAGAGTTGGCGCGGCCACTGCGACAGAAAATTATAACAGGGCATTGGTGGCTAATGCTTCTGCTCAAGCGACTGCAAATACAGCAGCTAGAAACGCTAGCCTTGGTGCTGGGCTGCTAAAAAATGGCCTGGCTTTACTTGGAGGGCCTGCTGGAGCGGCAATGCTGGCAGGTTCTGCCATCTACTATTTTTACCAAAGTGCTCAAAAGGCGAAACAAGAGTCGATGGATTTTGCTGATAAGCTTGATGGGCTGATTGGTAAAATGCAGAAAATGAGCCAAACACAACTTGAAGCGGAGATCGTTAATACTGCCAGAGCTATTAGGGGGCAATCTGACGCGATAGATGATCAAGAGGCTAAGGTTGAAGCACTGACCAAACGTGTAAATGACTATAAAGTATCAATAAAGATTTATGGTGAATCTGAAAGGTCTGTTCGAAACTTGCGAGATGCTCAAGAGGAACTGACTTTAGAAACTGAAAAGTTAGAAGAAATGGAGCGTAAAAACTCCAGGACTAAAAGCGCTCTCAATCTACTTCAATCGCAGTTGAATGGCACTAGAAGGGAGGGTATTGATTTATTGCGGCGTGACAGTGAGCAAACTGGAATAGCTGCTGACATGATGAATCATCTTGGTAATGCTATTAACTTCGCCAGCAGAGCCAAGGAGAAGTTCAATTCCCAAAGCCTAATCGTAGATAGGCCTAAAAATATTCAGGACTATCTAGATAAGCAACAGCAGCAAATTGAATTGCAAAGCGAACTTAACGATCGCAAAAGGGCGCAGCTCAAGGCAGAGCAGGATATTCGAAATCTGGCCGGAAATGATAACCTCGATGCAGCAAGTAAAGAGAGGTTAGAGCGGGATGTCATTCTGGCTCGTGAAAGAGCTGGGATTGAATTCGACAAAACTCAAGCCATCAAGGATAACAATAAGGCCACAAAGGACGGAGTGGCAGAAGGGAAAAAAGCAGCCAGCCAGGCGGAAAGTGTTGCCCAGAAGCTGGCAAACTTGAAGCAGCAGTCTGAGCTTGCCGCGGGCTCAACAAGCGAGCTTAGCCGAGAGCAGGCGATCCTGACCGCACAGCAATCACTCGGTAAAGGCGCGACTCAAGCACAGGTTGCTCTGGCCGGGGAATATGCCGCAAAAGCCTGGGATGCTGCCGCTGCAGCCAAAGGCGTCACTGAGGCGATCAAGCTATGCCTGAAAAGGCAGAGAATAAATCCTATGCCGAATCCATGCAGAACCTGAAAGCTGCGCTGGATGCAGGGAAGATTGACCTTCAGGAGTACAATACCGCCACCGAGAAAATGGCGCTGGAGCATCAGAACAACTTAGCGAAGATTAACGCTCAGGCTGTAGTTAACCCTGTTGCATCTGCACGAGCTGAAGTTGATCCGGTTCAGCAGTTGGCGAATGAGAATGCTCAGAAGCTGGCCCTGATGCAGCAGTATCAACAGCAGGAGCAGGCGATACTGCAGCAGAGTTACCAGCAGGGAAAAATCAGCTATGACCAATTTATCTTGGCTAAACAGGCCACGGATGATCAGTACCTGGCTTTACGTACTGCCCAGGAGAAACAATACCAAGAGCAGCAGACGGCGGCGCAATGGCAGCTCTTGAGCCAGCAAAGCCTTGGTTACAACATGTTGACGAGCGCTGTTGATGCTTTCTCGGGTAATGCCTCAAACGCGATTACAGGGCTGCTTACCGGCACCATGTCGGCACAAGAGGCGATGAGGTCGCTTGGCAACACCATCCTGAACAGCGTGATAAACAGCATCGTTCAGGTTGGTGTGGAGGCGTTGAAAAACTACATCCTCGGTCAGACGCTTGGCGCCGCCTCCGTGGCGTCATCTGTGGGTATGGCTGCAACAACGGCTTCAGCCTGGGCGCCGGCGGCTGCAATGGCATCTCTGGCGACGCTGGGGGCCAACTCTGCGCCTGCATCTGCAGGGATAATCTCTACTGTTGGGGTGGCTAAGGGCATGGCTTTGGCTGGAGCGCGTTATAACGGTGGCCCTGTGAGCGCCGGTGCGATGTACCAGGTAGGTGAGCGAGGCAAGCCAGAGATTTACCAGGCGAGCACTGGTAAGCAGTACATGATCCCCGGTGACAACGGCAAGGTGATCAGCAACAAGGACATGCAGGGAGGTGGAGGAGTTGTTGTTTATAACAACGTGCAAAATTACACTGGTGCCACGGTTGATTCACAAGCAAGAGTCAACCCTGACGGCTCAGTATCCATAGATACCATTGTTGCTGATTTCAATAATGGGGGGCCAATCAGCCAATCTGTTGCAAGGAACCATCAGCACCAAGAAGGGCGACTGAATAATCAAGGGCCACGTTATGCAAGAGTTAAAAAAGGGCAGGAACGAGTTCGGTAAACTTGAGAAGGGAAAGCCGTTTAGTATTGGTCTCAACCGTCTTGTCGATTTTAAAATAGTCACTGCGGGAGGAACAATAATCGAGGGTAAGATTCCAGCCAATGAGTATTTAAAGGTTACCAGCGGCGGTGATTTATCTGCTTTTGAAATAGTGATAAATGACCTCCCCAAAGACCTAAAGGTCGCAGACTAAACCAACCCGCTTCGGCGGGTTTTTTATTACCGGGAGAAAACCGTGGCAATACCTTATCCCGACTGGCTATCACTTCCCCAGAAGGCCAACAAGAGCCGCACGATTGATGCCGGGTTCCGCACCGATCAGCCGGCAGTGGGCGCGCCTATCTTCCAGCGCCTGACAGATGACCTCAAAACTACCTGGTCGCTGACGTGGATTTTCACGCTGCAAGAGGATCGGGCATTCGAACAGTGGTATCGCAGCCCTCGTTACCTGGATAACGGCAATCAGTGGTTCACGATGCTTTGCAATCTGGGGGGCTCTGGCCTGCAACTGCAGGAGCTGCATTTTGTGGCACCGCCGGTGCAAACGAGCATCAACGGCAACACGACGACGTGGACGGCGAGCGTAATCACCCGGAAGGTCTACAACCCGGATGACGAGTTCTCAGACGTCATTGTTGAGCTGCCGCCATATCAGTGGGGGATCATTGATGAAGTGGTCAACCGCGACATGCCGGAGTTTTGAATGCCTACATTACGAGAATTTCAGTCACAGCGGCCTAACAGGATCATCTACGACACGATGACGTTTAGTCATCCGGCATTTGGCATTATCCGGCTGGTAGCAAACCAGATATACCCGAAGACATTCGCCGGCCAGGTGTTTTCAGCGTGTCGAATGGAGGTCGCAGAGAGCCAGCAGAGCAGCACGCCGGTGATCAACTCAACGGTGAAGTTCGGGCGCCTGGCGCAGGACTTTAAGCAGCAGTTGAAGTCGTGGCGCGCGCACTCACGCATAACGCCGATCTCTGCCACGTATCAGCGTTTCGATGCGGCGGACATGAACACACCGCTGAAGTCTTGGACGCTGTATGTGAAAGATGCCTCTCTCGATGAGGCTGACGTAACGTGCTCGCTCACGCTGCAGAACCCGCTCAACAACAACATAGGCTTTCTCTACAACACCACGGAATTCCCAGGACTCGCCAATGCATAAATCTGACTTCATTCACGCCATGGAGGGTAAGCCGTGGCGCGATCGGGCGTGCTCGTTCGACACGGCTGATTGCTGGGGCTGGTGGTGCTGTATTACCGGCATGTGCTCGGCATAGAGATACACCAAACGCCGGACTACGAAGCCGGCAGCGACTTCCTGACGTGTTTTTCCGGTGATGTTGTGTTCTGGCATCAGGCCGAGAAAGCGGCCGACGGTAGCATTTTTATCGCATATTACGGCGGTCAGCCAGCTCACGTCGGTTTGGTCATCGATGGGCAAGCATTTCACAGCCGCGGCGAAGCGGGGCATGTGCGCTTTGACAAGCTGCGGACGCTGGAGCGAGTTTTCACCAAATTGGAGTTTTACGACTATGCCGTTGATCGAAGTTCAGCGCGTGCCGGGGTTGCCTAAAGAACGTCATAACCTTCCCGCCGGCAGCATGTTCTATCCCTGGCTGAAATCGGCCAATCTTCACTGTGATGTTGAAATTCTGCGTAACGGCGTAAAGCTGCAGCCCGATGATGAGTTGAATTTCCCGCTCAACGACGGCGACGTAATCAGCGTGTTCGACCAGCCGAAAAGCGGCACCATTGGCAAAGTGCTAAGTCCTATTTTCGCTCCGATCAAGTTTGTCCAAAAAATCCTGACGTCATTGCTCGGCCAGCCAAGCGCGGGTGTGGCGACAAGCAGCAACGCAAAGACATCCCCGAATAACAGCCTGAAAGGGCAAACCAACATTGCGCGAAACGGTGAGGCAAAGCCTGACAACTACGGCCAGGTGCGCGCGTACCCTGACCTGATTCAGGAGTCGCTGTTCGAGTACGACAACAACATCAAGAAAGTCACAGAGTGGATGAACTTCGGGCTCGGCCGGTATGACGTCACGTCAGTAAGGTATTCAGAATCGAACCTCGGCGCGCTGGCCGGTGCTTCATACCGCATCTACCAGCCAGGCGAGAACATCCCTCTGATCAATGAAGGTTTCGCTTTCGACGACATCGACGGCCAAGAACTGCCGGGGCCGAACGAGAGCGGTGATTTCCCAGCAGAGACGGCGACGACAACCACCGATATGGTTTCTGGCGAGTTCATCTCCGGACAGGCAAAGGTGAAAGTCAAGCAGAACAGCGACTTTGATTACTTCTATGACCTGCCTAAGCCTCATTCTGTATCGTTCGTAGTCAATGTCACCTACAACACGGTGTCGGGGCCAGTAACTCGCGATATCACGGTATTTGCCGATCTCTTCAGCGCGACGACAACAGACGATGGCGCCCCAGTGAACCCACAGTATTTCTACGAGTTCACGTTTGTAAATCTGGGCGGCAACGATATCAGCCAGATCCCCGACGACGCGGTAATCAACACGTCGATATTCACGCTTAACGACAATGAACCGCTGGTAATCGGCCCATCGTTCTCTCCGGTTGATGGGACTCAGCTTTGGGTTCATCTGCAGGCGCAGTTAGGACATGGTGACTACGCCAGAACCAGCGTCACATTCTGGAAGGTTGATGATGATAACAACCAGATACCCGGCACGCTGGAAAGCTACAACGTCGGGTTGAATAACGATGACGAGAACGCGGATACAAAGTATAGGACGTTCAAATTCACGCCAGTGTCTGGCAATGGCCGCTATGCGGTAACGTTCATCCGCACCAATAACAGTAACGATCACTCAATCCTGAAGGTCGAAGCTGTTCACATCGTCAGGACGCGCACCAACGTTGTTTACCCGAATGACACGCTCGTAACCGTCACTGTCACTGCGACAGAACGAGCGACAAGTGCAAGGGAGCGAAAATATAACGCGTTAATCACCCGCCATGTCATTAGCTACAACCTGGCTACACAGGCGGTCGATTACACAGAAAGGCCTTCACGATCGTTTGCAGACGCTGTGTTGCACACCTGGCTAAAAATGGGCGGCCAGCCAGAGTCGAGCATCGATATCTATGAACTTTACTCTATCGCAGCATCGCTGCCGGATCAGCGCCTGGGTTATTTCGATTACACCTTCGATGACGAAGATATCTCGCTGGGCTCTCGGATTCAGACGATCTGTGATGCGGCGACGGTAACAGCGTTTTGGGATGGCGGGGTGTTGTCTTTCACGCGCGATGAACGGAAGCCAAGTGCAACGACGGTGTTCAACCGCGCCAACATGAAAGCGGAGGATTACAGCCTTTCCTACGACATGACGCTGCCGGGTGGTTTTGATGGGGTGGAGGTCAAGTATCGAAACCCGGTCACGAATAAACAGGCATTCATCCGCTACCGGATCGTCGGCAATTCGATAGAAGAAGGGGAACCGGTAAAGGCGAAGAAGTTCGACATGCTCTTTATCCGCAATTCGTACCAAGCGCGTGATCGGGCATTGAAAGAGGTTCGCCGGCTGCTGTATTCACGCCAAACGATGACTATCCGCGCGCTGGCCGATGGTGAATGGGTGAACGTCGGGCAGATGGTACAGGTTGCTGATATCTACGACGCGAACCAACAGGATGGCTATATTGTTGCGCGTAACGGCAACAACTTCGATACCAGCGAACGGATCGAGTGGTCTGGGGATATGTTTGTGGTCGTTACTGATGCAATCGGTGCGCCTACAGCGCGCGTCCAGGCATTTCCTCGCACAGATACCATATTTGGCTTCGCTGCAGCAGTACCAGCAATAACCCTCAACCTCTATGACGGCTACAAAACCCAGTCGCCGTCTCGTTACGTCATCGCCTCTCAGGTGGAGATGGATGCGACGAAATGGACGATCACCGAAAAGAAACCAAATGGCGACGGGACTACCTCGTTAACCATGTCTGAATACAATGATGAAATGTATAATTACGAGGTTACAGCGTAAATGACCACACCAACCAGCAAACCCATTCCTAGTAATGACGTAATTGATTTAAAGTTTAACGCGGAAAAAATAGATGAGGCAGTTAATTCCAATGCTGAAAAATACCTTGATAGGTTTGGAGTGGAAAGATACACCTTAGAAGGCATCAGGAAAAATCTTTCTCTATTAGGTAAAACATACACTCAAGAGCAGGCAGTCGCTGCTATTGCATCTGGAGAAATACCGGATGGCGCGTTCTTCTTTATCTGGTCTGATGATGAGGGCGCTGTAGCTGAAAAACATCAAAACGTTGGCGGTGTAATTACACCAACGGGTGTGAAAATATCAAGTGAGCAATTCGTGCAAATGGTTTACCAACAGACGTTGGCAAACCTGGCCGATATTTCGCAACTTAAAAACATCACATCGATGCTAAAAAACTACACGTCTACAGGGTGGCAATTTTCTTTGGAGTCGAAAAACGGCCCATCTGAAACGCTGCTTGGTGTAGACGATAATGGTGAATTGTGGCTCGCCGGTCTTGCTCGCGGGATACAGGAATATGTTGAACAGTTGATCCCGACATCATTAGCGAACAGATATAAAGGGCTTCAATGGGCGCTGGTGGATAAATCAGGAAAGCTCGGGCTTATCACAATAGACGATGATGGTGCTATGAACATTGTCGGGATGGACGATGCACTTCAGGATCGTGTTTCCTCGCTTTGTTCATCAACATTTTCTCGTCGCATTGTGGGATTTCAATATGTGGTTTTAGCAGATGATTTAAAGTCGGCACTGCTCGCTATTGATGATGATGGCGGTTTCTATATTCCAGGTATTGAAGGCCCGCTTCAGGATAATCTGGGTGAGTCCCTTGCAACGATAAAAACCGAGAACGGCGTGCCGGCGGCGGCATGGCGAGGAAATGTTGTGTGGTCTGAGAGGCCAGTACTCACCGCCCAAAAACTGACATCGACCGGATTTATTTTCAGTTATGTGCCTGGAGGTGAAGCAACTGCAGGGAGTGGGGTTAAGTACGAGCCATCCATTCGAGAAATGCCGATCGATGCAAACGAGGTGCATGGTGGTGGCTCTAGTGGCCAATCATTAAACCTCGAGTCTGATTTCGCGGGTTCAAATATCGTGAATAAAGACCCGTCATACCGAGGGCGATTACTGGCAGGATATAATGGGCGTCCTGAAGGGAAAAATATTACACCAGTAAATGAGAGCGATGTTTCAACGATGAACGATATGAGTTATCCGTCATATCGTCAGGGAAACATCCTGCCAATGTATACCGTTTTGATGCAAATGGATGTGGGGAATATTGTGTTTATCCATTCAGCATTTGCTGCAGGTGGCCGCTCGTTTATACAAATCAGCAGAGGTACGGTGCCTTACGAAAATGGATTGAAATTTGTACAGATGGCCAAGAATGCGGCGGACGGTGTCGGAAAAAATTATGTTTTTAAATTTCTGACGTTTGAGCACGGAGAATCGGATTCTGATAATGGAGATAACCCAAATCAGGGCGATTACCTTGCTAGGGAAAATGTTTATTTCACCGGCATTCAAATCGACTTTAAATCCATTACCGGCCAGACAGACGATTTCCTGATTGTTATCGGGCAGGTCGCAGTCGCAGCAACACCAAAGCTGGAGCCGTTGATGAAGAGGGTAACCCGACGGGCGAAAGCATCGTGGTTCAACCGTATTCTGTGCCTGCCGTTGATCAGCTTGCTTATGTGCGTCAGAACCCCGCCACGGCGATTATGTACGGCCCTAAATACCCGTTGAACTGGCTCTACAACGACAGCTCGCTCAGTCATCTGAACGCAAAAGGGAAAGTGCTACAGGGGGAATATACTGCACAGGCCATTCACTGGCATCTGTACAACGCGGAGAAAAAAGGCACGTGGACTGGTCTGAAAGTAAAAAGCCTTTCCGTCTCAGGAAATATTGTTGATTTGCTCTGTGATGTCCCATATACGCCGATCGTCATTGATACGACGTTCATCTCAGATTGTTTAAATCAGGCATTAGCTGGAAAAAAACTCGGCATCGGTTCAGAGCGTCACCGTCGTTGACGGTAACATTATTCGTGTTGAGTTTGATAAAGCCCCCGCATCAGACGATTACATGCTGATTGGCTTTACTAATACCGCGCTTAGTTCAAGTGGACACGTGTATCCGCTTACATGCTTCCGTGATTCATCCCCAATTAAATCACGATGGATCACCCGAAATAACGAACCTTTCCCTCTTTATAACTGGCTGTGCTCGATCGCCTGCCAATGACCGGAGAATTTTAAAAATGACAGCAGCCATTAATACCGGCAAAAGCTATTCTGGTTTTCGTCCAGCGCTGGACTTATCAGCATCCATTCTTGATCCGTCGGCGCTATTTAGCGCTTACAAATCGCGGGTAGTGGCAGATGGTGGATCTATTCCAGACGAACCGGGTTGTCTTACGAGGTTTGAGTTCCTTGTGAATAACGGGATGTACAGTCGAGCGACATTCTGTGCAGCGCCTGCCTTTGGTTTGAAAGTTGACGGCGCTGGAAATGTCCAAACCGTTTATAACCTGCTCGGCGCCACTGGCGATTTAATCGCTGGCTCGCAAGGTACGCCGCCGTTACCGATGACCTATGACGCCACTGCGCGCGCGGTTATCATTCAGGTCACATCGGGTGGGGGCTGGTATCTCAAAAGCCGCACGAATCTTGTCATTCATAAAGGTTCGACTTATTTGATTGCAGGCCGCATGAGCGACCTCAATCGTGCCGACAATAACGGAATTACTGCTGGATATAATCTGACAGGTTTACCGATGGCGTATCTTCGGACGATGATAACCAACAACAGCGCAGTTACTGAGGCGTGGCGTTATGGTACGCGTGATAGTGCCTGGCCAGCTGGTACTGGCGGCGCAATGGGTGCTGTGACATCTATCTATGCTGACTACGTGCCATCTGCGGGCCTGTTCAAAGTGGCTCAAGGGGTTATTGAGGGGTACGAGAAAGGGAAGTTGCTTGCGACCTCAGCGCCGGCGGCGACGGGAAAACTGGCTGATTTGAGCAGCTACACCGCGCCGATGCTGATCGGTGGTACGCAGTTGGCGAATAACATCGTCAGCGCGTGCTACGGGGCATTCCAAGACATGCTTTGTCTTCACACTGCCGACGAATCCGACGCGATTCTTGCTTCACGCCTAGGGATGTGATGCGCAGCCGGGAAGGAACCCGGCTATTTGTACAGCGTGGCAAAGTCGAATGAGAGCGCGGCATCAACGGCTTTGCCCTCTGTTTCAAACGGTACCTCTGACACGAGCGGCCAGCGCCCTTTATGCCACACATATAGCCAGTGCTGCTTTTCCTCGTCTTCGCGTATCGCGAACATCGGAGGGCTATTTTGCTGCGGTTCTGGGTATCTGTCGTTTTCGTTGAGTATGAAGATCTGCCGGCCGGCGAGGATGATGCTGCCAATTTGACTACTCCGCTGGTGGGTGTGCAGTAATAGTAGCCTATGGAGTGGGGGGGGATTTATGGGGCATGCATGGGGCAAAAATTACCGCAAAGCAACTCAGAGCACCCTAATGCTGTGAATCAGTTTGCGGTAATGCATTGCTAAAAGCTTAGAAACTACTTACATCAACTAACTGCCTGTTTCTATCTCCTCATATCATGAATATGCCGGTGTGATGCTACGCGACATCAGCGCGGTTTCCACCTGCTGGAAGCGGTCTGACTGGGCGGAGGTCGGCCGCTTTATGGCCTTAACCCTTTTCTTCTCTGTGCTTACACACCTCGCTGTATATAGCGCTCCCATTATTTTTCGTGAATCACCCATTATTCGGTCAATAGCGGGTTTCCCCGCTTGTCAGTGGTCCTGTAGTGTCTGAAACAGCGGTTCTAACTCTTTGATTCTGGGAATTCTTGATACGTTCATAACACGGTACGCTACCGTAGTCTGTGCTCGTTATTTTCGTTCTTCTGAATATACATTGAGGTGTTTATGAATAATTTAAGTACCGCTGCCACCGTAATTAATGATACTGATGTGACCTCGCAATTAGGCAGCATTAATAATGGCTATACCAATGTGCATGCGCAAATTGGCGTGACGCTATCGCGATTCGGAGCCGATCCTACGGGAAATATCGATTGTCGTGAAATATTTCAACAGGCATTGGATTACGCGGCGACAACGCAGCATAAAACCGTCTGGATCGATGGAACCTTTCTTATCACAGGCGATGTTTCGTTAAAAGTACCTGTTGGGGTCACCGTCAGAGGTTATCGTACTGGGCGAAATCAAAGCATAATAACAGCTGGTTTTAATCCTAAAGCTGAACCTTCGGTGTTGTTGGTGCGTACAAAACCAGCAACACAGGGGGTGCCAGGAACTAATCTATTCGAATGTACAATCAGTCCTTCATTTGATGGGTTCGTCATTTATTATGATGAACAGCCCAAAAATATCACTGATCCGGCAATGTTTATCCAGTATGGTTATACTTTTCACACCGTAGGGCGTTCATGTTCAGTTACTAACATCCTATATGCTGGTGCTTGGAATTTTTTCTCGCAGCAAGGTGAGGCTCCGTTCTGCCAAAATATTTATGGTTTTGCTTATGGCACCGATTTTCATGTGGAGAAGTGCGCCGATGTAGGGGTTTTTGATAATATTCATTGCAATCCTAATGTGGTTCGGCCTAATTTTAGTACTATCACCGCAGCGGCGAAGCTGGAAACAAGCATTATGTTTGATTTTTCAGAGCATGACGGCATGATGTTGAGCAATATTCATGGTTTTGGTAAAGGAGTTGTGTTCAATAATGATCAAAAAGGAACCACGCGATTAATGACGTTGTCAGGTAGCAATTTTCTTTTTGATAAATGTGGCACGCTGGTTAATTCGAATGCTTCCGGTGCAAGAATTGTGGATTTCTTTGGCGGAACATTCATTCATGACTATGCGCGCTTAAAGGGGATGATGACGCTAAGTAACTCAACCCAAACACAGATAGCGCAGTATTATCTCAATGGGTGGAAGTTCCAACTGGGTTCTCCCTTACTGGGGGAAAGTACAGACACTTTCTTTTACTTTGCTGACCTGCGGGTTGCAGCTTGATTCTGAACTCAGCGATTTTGCCATCAAAGGGAAAATTAGATTTAAACAACCCATTGCAAAGCAATATGATGAATGGTGACATTACCATCGGAAGTCGGCTGATTCATTTTGAAAGAACCTATGGCAATTATATTTCCAACTCCCGTTTGTTGACTGTTGACCAGAATAACGGGATGCCTGTGGGTTTTAATATTTCCGGTAACGGTGTTAAGGTTGTTGCGCAAGAGGTGACAAGCAGTAATACTGCGACGTCTATTATGCCGGATTATTAAATAGGACCTTTGATGTCAACCAGAGCGGTACGATGACTGTTATGGCTTATGCAACTGCTGTCGGCGACTCTCCAGGTATCCGGGTGACGGTAACCGATGGTAACTATACTGAGGCGACAAAAATAGAGAAAAAAATCCCGTGGACGATTGAAGGTGGCTATCATGTGGCGCGTATTACCATTGAAAGCACCCCTCTTTATTCTATTTGGGATATCTGCTGTGCAGCGCCATCGATATCGGGCGGCGTATTGCGAATGCATAGTGTGTCGTTGACACCTTCACCGGTATTTAATTACTCGTCTGAATTGAGAGAGCCGCCTTTATTAAAGTCACAGGTGGGCAGTGTGGCAACAACGATGTCGCTTCAAGCGAACACTCCTACGATGCTTCAACGCTCAGTGTGGGGGAAAACAAGTGGAGTGGCCAGGGTTTATTTAAAAACTGCTACGACGGTTGCTATATTTACACTATATAAATTGCAAGATAGTGAGCCTGTCACTGTCGTTAAAGATGTTTACTATCAAGGTGGTAATGATGTTTTAAATCTTACGTGGCCCACTGGCGGCCGCTTAACACTTTCAAGCAGCGCCGGTGGGAATATACAAATACGTATTGATGGTGCTTAGGAGAATAAATTAAGCAATGGACTGTCTTTCATCCTATTGATGTTTTTGCT